TCATGTTCTTTTCTCTTGCGCCTGTCTGGCTCGCACGCGCTGGCGGATGTGCCGGGTGTAATGGCGCACCATCGCCGCGCTCTGGCCGGTGACCGACGCGATCAGCTCGTCATCGCAGCCCGCCAGCAGCAGCTCTGAGGCTGCCGTATAGCGCAGCCCGTGCAGGTCATAGGCCTCGGCGCCGATGGCCACGCGCGCGGCGCGCATCGCGTCTGCGGCGCCGCGGTATTCCCACTGGCCGGGGCGTTTGGCCTTGCTCATGTCCTTGGTCAGGATGAACAGGCTGCGCCGCTCCGTGGCGGCAAGGGCGGTGGCCAGATGCTGGGTCACCGGGATCTCCAGCCGCGTGCCGGTCTTGCCCTGCCGCAGCAGGATCGTGTCATCGGTGATGTGGCCCCACTGCATGCGCAGCACGTCGCCGATGCGCTGGCCGGTGCCAAGCAGCAGCTCGAACAGCGTGCGCTCGCGCGTGCCATAGGCATAGGCGCTGCGGAAGGCCGCGATCTTGGCCTCGGGCCACGGCTCGCGGTCCTGCTTTTCGTATTTCAGCGACTTGATGCCTTTCGCCGGGTTCTCCTCCGACTTGCGCAGCAGGCCCATGTCTTTGGCATGCTCCATCACGATCGACATGACGCGCAGACGATAATTGGCAAAATGCGGGCTGGTCTGCTTTGCCCAGGCATCCCGCCAGGCGATGACATGGTGCCGCTCGATCTGGCGCGGCGCGAGGTGCCCCAGCTTCTGCTCGAAATAGGGCAGGTGCCGTTCGTAATCGTCGCGGGTGCGGCGTTTCAGGTCGCGGTATTTGGAGGCGGCCCGATAGGCGCGAATGACGGCGGCCACATCTCCGCCGCCGCGCACCGGGGTCGGGGCGTTCAGCAGACGCTCGCGCTCCTGATGCAGGGCGAAGGGGACAGGCTCGCCTTCGGCGAATTGCGTCTCCAGCCTGACTTCGACAATCTTGCCAGCATACCGCTTGCGGAACAACAGCACGCCATCCCGCTTGCGGCGGTGGATGTAGCTCGGCAGATCTTTTCCCTTGGTCATGGCTCGATGAGGTCTGCCGGGTTGGCGGAGGACTGGGATCCAGCCTGCGCCGTCTCGTCGGCGCGGGTAAAGGCCAAGGTGACGCTTGGGACATATCCCGGCGGTGTCATCGCTATGAGGTCGCGGACCTGCTTTTCGGTCAGGCTGAAACGGTGTGCCATCTTGTTCGGCCTCCTGCGGGCTTTGGGTTGGGTTTCGGGATCGGCGCTGCTCATGGCAGCACCCATTTGGCGACCGCGCCCCAGATCGAGGCGCCGCCGATGAGGAGGGGCAGGATCCACCAGTCGCTCCTGAAGCGCCGACGGCTCACGAGGGGCCTTCGCAGACCGCACCCGCGATCAGCACCAGCACAAGGGTCGCAATGGCAAAGGCGAGGGTGATGATGACGATACCGGTCATCTCAATGGGCAGGGGCTCGCGCCGCGTGCGCTGGTCCAGCCATGTCCGGAGACGCTGGCCGCTCTGGTAGCTGGTCATGTCCTGCGGCAGGGGCGTGGGGGTGGGGCTCTTCTGGGTCACTGGTCCCTCCTGATGACGGTGCCGTCGACGCGGCGTTTCCATTTGCTGCCCTTCGATCCGGGCAGCGCGTTCGCGGTCCTTGGTCTGATGCCGAGGTGCTTGCTCCGCACACGGCGGTCCTTGGCTTTCTGGGCCACGTCCTTGACGGTCTTTTTGCGGTGCGCCGCGCGGAGCACGGGGCGGAGGTTGCTTTCGCGGTGCTCGCCCCCGTTGCAGAGCGCGGTCTCGTGGTCGCAGTCCCACTGATCCGCAGGGCCGATCCTGCGGCCCGTCTCCTGACAGATGCCGCCGAAGCGTTCGAAGACGCGGAGCCGCACGCGGTTCGGGATCTTCTGGTCGGGATGGGCCGCGATCCATTCATCGGTGCTGCGGCTCATGCGGCCTCCTTCCGGCCCATACGGGCCAGATCGTCGGGCGTGACCCCCAGCAAGTCGGCCAGCCAGTCCAGAATGGCCTGCTTGGAGTCCTGAAAGCGCCTGCCGCCCATAGCCTTCAGGCTCTGGCTTTCTGCGGTCAGGCAGTAGGCCACGCGCCCGTCCACAACCGTGACGGCATAGCCATCGAGGTTGCGGGCAATGCGGCCCATCATTTGGGCGGCGCATTCGGCCCGCGCGGCGGTATCGCAGGGCATCATCTCGACATTGCGGAAGCCGGTCGCGATCAGCGCGTGCTTGCGCAGGTGATCCGGGCTTCCGGCATAGGGTGCATCCTTGAGCTGGTCGGGCAGGTTGAGCCATGCGGTGCGCACGAAGGCGAAGGCGTGCTTGTGGCTCTTGGCGCTGCGTTCCGGGTCGAGATCCACAAACACGACCTCACCCGCGCCAAGGCGGTCATTCAGCGCTGCAGTGGCAAAGTTGCCGTCCGGCACCAGCGCCGAGCCATTGAAGTAACAGCGGATGAGATCGTGTTCGCGCATGGATCAGGCGCCTTCTTTCTCGAAGTCCTTGAGGGGCTGCAGCAGCACCCGGCCATCGACGCCGAAATGCGTGCAGATGCGTTCGAGCACATCGGGGCGGGGCCAGCTCTGGCGCTCGAGGTAGCGGTTCAGCTGCGTCCGGTTGACCGGCAGCTCGCGCGCGGCGGCGGAGACGTTGCCGCCGTGCTTGCGGTCGATCATCTCGCGCAGGTTGCTTCCGAAAATATCGAGGGTCCGCATGGATCAGGCCTCCGCCTCATGCTGCTGCATCAGGGCGTTGACCTTGGCGAAGAGATCGGGCGCCTCGGCCTCCATGGTGGCGAGCTTGTCGCCATAGAACTTGCGGACGCCCGCCGGGGGCGCGCCATCGGTGAGGTCATTCTCGATCTGCTCGAACACCTTGACGTGCTTCGGATCGGCCTCCGCCGCGGGTGCTGACGCGGTGGTGGTCTGGGGCTGGCTCTTGGGCTGCTCCGCCGCCTTGGTCTCCTCGGCGGGCGCCGAGGTGTAATCGGTGCGCTCGCGCGGTTTCTGCGGCTCCTTGGCCTTGGGCGCGGGCTTGCGTTCCGGCTCTGGCTCTGGCTCGTCCTGTGCCTCCGGCGCGTCGGCCTCGCCTTCGACAAACTCGCCCTCGATGGTGGCGCCGCCGTCGGGGTTCATGGCGAAGCCCGCGTAATCGACCTGTGCGCCGCCATCATGGTCAATCTGAACCGCGTCGGAAAATTCGACAGAGAGGGGCAGGTATTTGGACAGGGCGCGGATGGCGGTCTTTTTCGCCATGGCGTCCTCGTGGGTCGCCCACGGGTTGCTGTCGAGCTTCCCGAACTTCTTGGCGCTCTGGTAGCCCTGCGAGCCGTCGCGGATCTTGACCACCTGCGCCCATGGCAGGACCACATAGGCGTGGCCGCCATCGGTGAACTTGGCGATGGCATAGGCGTGCAGCTTGTCGCCGTCCTGCGGGCCGGGACGGTGGCGCAGGCGCGCCTCGGTGCCCTCCTCATAATCCCATAGCTCGTCATCCGAGTAATGGATATTGGCCGAAATGCTGGTGATGTGGCCCGAGCGGCGGGCGAGGTCGATCAGCCCCTTGTAGCCGACGACAAGCTGCACCTGCGGAACCTTGTTCCAGCGTCCGGTCGCCTCGTCCTTCACGTTCTTGTCGAAGGGGATCAGGTAGGCATGGCCGAGCACGGTGTTGGGCTCCAGCCCAAGGGCCGCGCACTGCATCAGCGCGCCCAGAAACGACAGGGGCTCGCAGTCCTGCAGCTTGGGCGTGGTGCGGATCGCGTTGGCGGTCACGCGCATCAGGCGTTCGGGGTTCATGTGCCGGGCCGCGACGGCGGCAAGCTGGCTGCGCGCGTTCTCGTTGATCAGCAGGCCCTGCACGTTGGGAACCTGCCGGAGGTGCATCTTGGCGATGGAGGTGGACATTCAGACGTTCCTTGCTGTCATGGGGGTAAGGGGGCGCCCGGCCCCGGGGACCGGGGCGTGGATCAGACGGCGGACTTGACCGGCGTCAGGTCGAAGCCGGGGATCTTCTCGGCTTCCGGGTCGAAATCGCTGGCGCGGGCGCGGCGCTCTGCCAGCTTCACCAGCAGCTCCTGCAGCTCGGGCTCGTCGGCAAACTGCATGAAGGCGATGCGCAGGTTGGTAATCTTGGCGCGCCATGTGGTGCGCAGGCTCGCGGTGCGGGCGCCGCCGGTGGCGCTTTTCACATTCGCCTTGGACTTGGCGGCGCGGGCGGCGTCCTTCTGCAGCTCCTTGGCGCGCTTCTGCGCCGCCTCGGCATCAACCTCGCCCGAAATGTCGTTGCGGGCAGCGGCCTTTGCTGCGGCCTCCTCGGCTTCACGCGCGGCGGCTTCGGCCTCGGCCCGCTTGCGGGCGGCTTCGGCCTGCCGTTCGGCTTCGACCTTGGTCAGCCAGCGCGTCTGCATCGGCATGACGCGGTCGATGGCGAGCCGCATCTTGTCGAGGATCGGCGAATAGGCGGCCTGAACCTTCTTGCCCGCGTCGTCATGCGGTTTCTTGTCCGTCTTGCGGTCCTCGTCGACCGCCTTGCCGACCTTCTTGACGCCCGCGATGAAGTCGTTCAGCTCCGACGCCTGCTCGGGGTTGCCGATCTCCTTGAGATCCAGCCAATCGCCTGCGGCGTCCAGAAATTCTGCGGCCTTCTTCTGATGCGCCTCAAGGATCTCGGCGCGATAGGGGGGAGGGGAGTTATGTCCAATCGGTGCAAACTGTCCATCAGGCATAGCGCACTCCTTTCGTGGGTCTCATCGGGGTTGCAGCAAGGTCGAAGGCGACATGCGTTGCCGCCATGCGCTCATCGACGCGGTGGCGCTCGACCAGCGCCTCGAATTCTTCCACCGGCACCGGGCGCAGATGCGTCCAGATGCGGAAGGGGTCGATCCTGCGGCCCAGCTCCTCGGCCTCAAGCCGCTCGTCTGCGGTCAGCTCGCCGGTGGCGGGGTCGATCTCCTGCACCAGCCGAACCTCGACCGGCAGCAGGGGGCCGCCCCTGACGGCGCGCCGCACATAGAACCCGGCCTGCGGGTCCGCGTCGTGGCGCGCGGTGCGGGGGTCCATGAGCGCGAAGCGCCACCATTTCAGCGGGTCGCGGGTGGGCTGGCGGATCGGCATCAGCCTGCCAGCTCCTCGGGCGTCTTGAGATTGCCCTTCGCGGCCTCCTCCTCGCGCCAGCTCACAGCCTTCATGTGCGCCTGCATCGAGGTCTTGCCGCGAAAGTAGATCGGGAGCCGCCCGGGCCGGTCGATGAAGGCCAGATGCGGCTGCCCCTCCTGATCGGGCGTGAAGGTGGTGATGGGCAGGTCCAGCAGGGAAACCTTGGACATGGTCTGTCTCCTTCCGTCAGAACGGGCCCGGCGCCTGCAGCGCGCGGACGATTTCGGTGATGATGCCAAGCGCAGCGCCGCCCAGAGCCGCAGCACCGGCGATGGTGGCTGCGGTCTGGAGCCAGTCCATCAGCGCATCCCCCGACCGAGGCACACGCTGCAGGATCCGCCCGCGTCCTCGTTCTGCCAGCTCTGGGGCTCCTCGCCGGTGCCGCTGCAGTTCCGGCACAGATCGCCGGAGCAGCCGCCCGCGCCAAGATGACGGCGCGCGGCGGTGGTCAGCCGGTCGCGATAACTGCCGAGGCGGGCTGCCCGCGCGCGGTTGGCGGCAACCTTGGCCGCCGACTGAGCGAGCGCCTGCTCGGGCGTCAGAAGTCTCTGCTGAAAGTCGAAGGGATTCATTGGGGGCTCCTTCTCTGTCCGGTGGGCCGATGCCCTGCAGGGGCAGGAGATCGACAGGTGACAAGAAAGACGTAGCGAAAATCGCTACTACATGCAATGAAAAATGTAGCTTTAATCGCTACAATCCGAATGCAGTGCGACTCGGCCTTCGGATGTCTGCGCCTAGCTGAGCGCTGCGGACATGAAAAAGCCCGGCACGAGGGCCGGGGTTGGAGACTTGGTACGCAAAACCCCGCGGGGCGCGCGTTCCGAGTGTCAGGTGATGAAGAAATCGTCCGCCGTCAGCAAGGGCGCGTTCTCGAGATATGCAATGTCGAGCGCGGCGGAAGCCCCGGTGCCGTCTGCGTCATAGCGCAGCGTCGTGCCATCGAAAAGCAGACGGTGGTTGGCGGTCGTGGCCTCGGCGCCGAGATGGAAGGCGTCGGCATCGGGCGCGCCGCTGTCCATGTCGACCCGCGCGCCGCTGATCACGATGCGGTCCTCGCCGGGGGTGAAGTCGGTGATGACGTCGGCGTGTCGCGCGCCGAGTTCGTCGGCGAAGATGAAATCGTCCGCCCCGCCGCCGCCGGTCAGGGTGTCGTTCCCGGTACGCCCGCTGATGTTGTTGTCGGTGGAATTTCCGACCACCAGATTGTCGAGGTTATTGCCGAACGCGGTGAGGCCGCCCACCAGTTCACCGGTCTTGCCGACAACCTCCTGGAGGAAGATATCCTCGATCCCGAGCATCAGGCGATAGCTGTTGTGGGCCAGAACCGTGTCGTGGCCGTGCAGCGTTGCTTCGAGGAATTTCAGATTCGGCGATATCCCCGGCTCTGTAGCCGTATCCTGCGCGTGACGCAGGATGTAGGTGTCATCGCCATCGCCGCCTCTCAGCGTGTCGATACCATGACCACCGTCGAGTATGTTGTCAGCATCGCCGCCTACGATCAAATTTGAAAATCGGTTCCCCGTTCCGAAAATAGCCGACCCGGTTAGTGCCAGTCGTTCGATGGCCAGCCCACTAAAATCGAAGTCCACGGATGAGAAAACAACATCTCCTCCCAAAACGGGCAACCAAGCGGCTCTTTCAACGACCACATCGCCAGAATCGTCAACGTAATACACGTCGTCCTCGCGTCCGCCCATCATAAGGTCAGACCCCAACCCGCCGTCCAGCCTGTCTCCGCCTAGACCACCTTTCAAGGTGTCGCTTCCATTGCCGCCAAAGAGAAGATCGCGCTCTTCACCACGTCCGGAGGACAGAAAGTCTTCGCCGTCGTTACCAAAAAGCCAGTTGGTCTGACCGCTGAACCCTGTGATCGCATCATCGCCGCTGGTGCCTTGCCACTCATAGTATGAGTCGGACGGCAAGTCTGGTAACCGCAAGGTGACTGTAATCATGGGTGCTCTTCCTCAACTTCCACAAGTGATGCATCGCACAGGCTTCACCTTCCGTGTCTGTATCAAGAAACTATTTTCCATGTTTGTGCCCTCTGCCCAAGCTGATCCAACCCCGAAAAAAAGCTCACCGAAGCTAGAGGACCACCGTTGGAGTTAAATCTATTATAAATTTTTCGTATTTTTTCAGACATCTATCTACTCCTCAAATTCGAATACACCGTTTGTCTTGACAAGGCGCGATCCTTCAACGTCAGATCGGCTGTAGCACCGCGTTTCTGAGTTTCCATCAGTCAAGAACTGGCCTTGCGCTTTCTGAAGCACACAGGTGCCGCCAGGTTGGCTGTAGGTTACAAAAATAGTATTTTGTGGTGCTTCTAATCCATCCCAGCATTGCATCCCCAAAACGCGGTCGAGTGCAATGTCTGGAATTTCATACTGACTAGTTAGGCAAACCGTTTCCCATTCTTGGTCAATACCTAAGGTAATTTCGTCACCTAGGCGAACAATACCAGATCCCACCCAAAGGATAGAAATAGCAAAAAATGCAGTCGCAACGGTTGCTCCAGCAACGGTTAGTTTAAGCAACAACCTTGTTTCCTTCAAAAATGAAAACTTTCACCGCCAGTCCTCTGAAAGTTTAATCCGAGTTGTGGCCGAAGGTCCAGAGCCTGATCTGATTTCGTTGACCTGACGCAACAAGTCTGGCAACATTTTGACATATTAACATCACAGCATGATAAAGGGTTGGAAAAGAGCAGGCCAGTGAAAATCATCACAATCCTAATAGCATGAAAAAGTTTGCGATGTCTTTTTCTAGCTTATTTTCCGTAGGCTGGTCCTCTATATGTAGGCGCTTCTTAAATTCGTTCGATAGTTCCTACAGGAATTCGTCCTTCATAAAGCACTTCAGATTCGTGTAGTACGTTTCCACGAGCTTCAGCACCATACTCCGAGACGTGATGATGCCTGAGTCCTCCAGAAAATTCCAGCTTTTGACCGTCAAACTCGGCAATTAGCCCTGAAGGATTAGCGCCTCCAGTTGCAAACTCTTCAGCAATGCTGGGGTCTGTTGTTAGCCCAGCTGACGGAGACACTGTGAAAGGGATTTTGAACGACACCTAAATCGCTCTCGTCGTAAGGGCGTCCGCCACCATGCGTGCCAGCTGTTGCGCCTCGCTATTAGCATCTTTGGCGCCTTCGATGAAGCTTTGTCCGATTTCGGCGCGGGTTTCGATGTCTGAGGTGATACCTGTGATGATTCCGACAATCATTCCGACCGCGGCGCGCCGCGTCCTTATGAGTTCCAGTTCAAGCTGGATGACTTCCTCTTCGGGTGTCACACCGTCCTCGCAAGCTCCGCTGGCCAGTGTAGCCGCACGCGTGCGGCCCATCTCAGGCGCTTGTTCCACATCGTGTTGGCGCCGGGGTTCAGGGAAATCAGGTGAAAGAGGCCCGGCTCGTCGCCCGCCTTTACCTGCTTGACCCAGCCCATACCATCCTCGTCCTCGACCACGCAGCGGTGGCCGACCACATCGGCGGGGACGCCTTCATGAGTATGGCGGGTGTAAAACAGCAGATCGCCCGCGCTGAACACGGGCTCCATGCTGTCACCCTCGATCTGGACGGCGACCACACCGTGAGGCGACAAGCCGGGCGGACATTCGACCTGCGGCCCGGCACCCTTGGGGTAGACGTCGAAAACCGGCACCTGAGCCCCTGCGCCAACCTTGCCCGCGATGGCGATGGTGGGCGTCAGCGGTGCCTCGCCTGGGACGTCGAAGCCGGTGATTTCCGAGATTCGCAGCAGCTCTTCCGCCGAGATCGAGCGCTTCCCGAGCACCATCTTGTTGATGGTCGAGCGATCCACCTTCTTCTGCACGACCGCATCAAGCCGCTCTGCAAGCGCAGACTGGCTGAGCCCGGAATGCTCCAAGGCCTGAAGAAGCCACACGTTAAGCGGCGTGGAGATGGGCGTTCGCGTCAGCATGTCAGCGAACAGCATATCTGGGCTGGCGTTTAGCATCTGTAACGAAAATCGCTACATCGCGGCTTGCGATGTGTAGCTGAAATCGCTACGACTGCAGTATGGAACCTGCAAGCAGCATCATCACGGCCCTCGGCGGCCCGACTGCGGTGGCCGCAGCAATCGGCATCCACCGTACACGCGTCTCGATGTGGCAGGCGCCGCGTGAGCGCGGCGGCACGAACGGTCTGGTGCCTTACCGACATGTGCCCCGGCTCATGGAGCTCGCGCGGGAGAAGGGCGTGAAGCTCGCCCCTGCAGATTTCATGCCGCCGCTCGAAGGTGCTGCCTGAATTTTGGTCCTGTTCCATGCGCCCAAGATGGCGCGGTGCGGCTGCAACACCAACCGAAGACTGCCGGAGACTTTTCGGAATGAGGAACACCCCAAAGGAAACGATCCAGAGCGTCGTCGAGCGCGCCTATGAGGCTGCGGGGGGCATTCAGAGCGCTGCGGCTGACCTTGGGTTGGCCCAGTCCACGCTCTCCGAGCATACCGAGATCCCCAAGGGCAAGCGCGCGGGCGGGCTTGGCATCAACTATGTCGATACGCTGGCCCGGATCAACTCCGGCTCCGCTGCCGTCCTCGCCGAGCATTTCGCCGCGCTGGCTGGCGGGACGTTTCACGCGATCCGGTCGGACGACGAGCCGCGCGAGACATGGGAGCATGTCGCGGCGCTGGTGAAGGAGGCTGCCGAGGGCGTCTCTGCCCTGAACCTCCTGCCGCATGGCGGGAGCCGTCAGAACGCGCGGCAGGAATTGGTCGACATCGTGCGAGCGGCAGAGGCCGCGATCCGCGACATCGACCTGCTGCCCGACGCGACCGTCATTCCGCACAGGGGATGCATATGACCGGCCCCGCTCCATTCCCTTTTCCGACGAAGCGCCCGGCCGCGGGGATCAGCGGCTTTCCTGATCTGAGGCAACCATGAACGCACGCGCCGATTTCGAACACGACATGGAAGGGCAGGAGCCCGAGATGCAGCTCGACACGCTGTTCGGTGACTGCCGGGATGCGATGCTGCAGCGCATCCAGACCATGAAAACCAGTTGGCCGCTCTGCACCGAAGCCGAGCAGGCCGAAATCATCAACGGCCTCGAGCTTGCGGCCAAGAGCATCGTCCGCGCGGCGGTGCGCGAGGTGACGCGGCACGAGTTTGATCATGCCGTCGTCTCGCTGGGTGAGGTGAAGATCAAGGGCGAGAAGGGGATCGAGGCCAAGATCACCTGCGCCAACATTGAGCACAATCGCACCGTCCTTGGTGAGCATGTCGGCAGCATGGTCCAGATCGTGATGATCGACAGTGACGATTTCATGGGCGAGCGCACGCCAGCGGAGCCGGAGCCCGATCAGGGCGACTGGCTCAACGGGGCGGATGACGACGATGAAGGGCCGAGGGGTCTGCCGAGCCCGTCGGATTTTGAGTGATGGTCCAGTTCACCATCCCCGGCAAACCCTTCGCCAAGGAGCGGCCAAAAGCGGTCGCGGTCGCGGGGCGCGCCCGTGTCTACACGCCCGCCGCGACCGTCAGCTTTGAAAGCAAGGTTACGCAGATCGCGCGGCCTGCATTTTCGGTTCCTTTCGAGGGGCCGGTCCTGCTGCGTGTGGTTGCGGTCTTCGAGATACCGAAGTCGTGGACCAAGGCGCGCAAGGCCGGTGCTGACGGCGCCTATCACATCCAGAAGCCCGACGCCGACAACCTGCTAAAGGCGATCAAGGACGGTCTGAACCGCATCGCGTGGGCAGACGACTGCCAGGTCGCGGATGAGCGCTGCGTGAAACGTTGGGGGGCTCGGGCGGAGACCTTTGTGCGCGTCGAGCAGCTTGCCAACAGCTGCCAGCCCGCAAGCTAGGGTGGAGGGCAGAGATATGAACGCTCCCTCCGCCAAAAGCCTGTTCCGGGCCACCAAGCCGAAGCGGGCTGTCCACCCTGCGCAGGTGCTGATCGGCGGCCTGCCGGAGCAGCGCAGGCCCGACGCGGCGCGTGACCCGCTCGACTATGACCCGACACCGCCGGATGCGACCAGGGCATTCCTGGCGCGCGAGTTGTCGGCGATCAGAAGTCACGGTCGCACCGTCTGGGAAAATGCCGTGGGCGGCGGGCATATGGCTGGCGAGCTGAAGCGGGCGGGCTTTGATGTCGTCGGCTCGGATGTTGTCGACCGGGGTTATCCCGGCACGATCCTGCGCAGCTTTTATGATTTCGACACCGCCCCCGCGCCGGTCATCATCAGCAACCCGCCTTACAACCAGATCAACGCGCGGGACGGGCATGGCCGCTGGCTGTCCCACAGCCTCGCGCTGGGGGCTGGATATGTGGCCTATCTGCTGAACGCGGACTGGGCGGCGGCGCGGATCAACGGCTTTGACGCGCTGCTTGAGGAGAATCCGCCGTCCATCGAATACCTGTGCTGCTGGAAGATCGACTTTCGCGGCGGCGGCTCGCCGCCCCAGCGCAATTCTTGGTTCGTCTGGGACCGGAACCGGCCTGCGCCTGATCGCGGGACATGGATCCGCAGCCGTCTTTACCGGGATGCTGGCAACGGACAGGGGGTGCTGCTGTGAGCCCGCTTGTGCTGCATCATGCGCTTCGCGCCGATGTGCCGACCGCGCCCCGGTTCGTGCTCGTCGTCATGGCGCTGCACGCGGACCACAACGCCCGCTGTGCGCTGTCCCTGCGCGAGCTGGGCGAGATGGCGGGGCTGTCGCCTCAGGGCGTGTCCGACGCGCTGCGGCGCCTGCAGGACGCGGGCCATGTCATCCTGCGGTCCAAGGGGGCAGGGGCCCGGGCCAGCGTTTATGAGCTCGCCCCGCCGTCGCAGCCACCCCCTGTGCCGGGGCCGGTCCTGCTGGAGACCGACGAGCCAGTGCCCGCGCCGACACGGATGGAGAGCCGCCCCGCACCCGCGCCGCCCGATCCGCCCCCGGTCGCCCCCGATCCCGGTGCGCTCACCTCCCGGCACGTCCGTGCCGTCCTTGAGGCTGCCCGCGTCGATACCTCGGGCGAGCCGGAACTCTACTGGTCCCGGCACGATCACCTCCGCGATCTGCAGGACATCCTGAACCGCCACGGCCTGACCGTTTCCGCCGCCTGCGCCGCTTTGCGGGCGGCACCCGGGTCTGGCCGTATCCGCCGCCTGACCGCCCTCGAGGCGGCCCTGAAGAAAGGCAGAGCATGACTGATCAGAAAGGCAGCATCACCCGCGAGGGTGGCTTTGTGGTGATCCGCATTCCCGAGGACGAGGTGCATGGCCTCGTCGTCTCGCTCGAGCCGTGCCCGTGCAGGGCTTCCAAGTCGACCTCGGGCGTCAACCTGCGCGCACGCATCGCCAAAGGCCTGACCTATGCGATGGCCCGGAGGGGATCATGACGCAGCAGGAGACCGCCAACGAGACCCTGAACGGCTGGGTCTGCAGCTACCGGAAGATGTGGAAGCACCCGATCTTTCAGGGCAGCGCGCAGCGGGTCGGTGTGTGGACCTGGATGCTGCACATGGCCGCGTGGAAGCCCGTCCGCTTCGTGGTGGCCGGTGACGTGGTGACGCTGGAGCGTGGGCAGCTCTGCGTCTCGCAGCGGCAGATGGAGGAGGCGACGGGCATGGGGCGGCAGGCGCTGCGCACCTTTCTCGACGCCCTCGAACAGGCTGGCGCAATCACCCGAACTCCAACCCACCAAGTAACCCAAGGATCAACCCAAGGTGCAACCCAACCCCCAACCCAAGGCAAAACCAAGCGGGCAACCCAAGCAAGGACTACGATAACCATCTGTAAATACGACGAATATCAGAACAGGCCGGGCGACCCAACCCAAAGCGCAACCCAAGAGCCAACCCAAGGAGAAACCCAGCCCCAACCCGCGCAGCAACCCACCGACCAACCCACTAAAGAACAAGATCTAACAAATACTCCTCCTTCGGAGGGCGCTGACGCGCCGCCGCCGGAGGCCTGCCAGCCGGTCGAGATTTCGGTGGTGACCACCGCCGTCTGGCGCGTCGGCAAGCAGTTCCTCGCCTCGAAGGGCGTGAAGAACCCCGGCAGCATCATCGGGCGCTGGTTCAAGACCTCGCAGGCCATCGCGATCCTGCAGGCGCTGGAGCAGGCCCAGCGGGCCGGAACCGAAGACCCCATCCCCTACATCACCGCCGTCCTTGACGGCAAAGAGCCGAAAGGAATCCGCCATGACCGATCAGAGCAACGCCGTCGCGAAGATGCCGCAACCCGCGAGCTCATCCGCCGTGTCGGTGAAGGAACAATCTATCGAGGCCCTGACCCGAGCGATCCATTCGCCGGGGGATGAGGCGTTCACGATGGACCGCGCCCGCCGCTGCCTGAAGCTCTATTTTGAGCCCGACATGACCGCCGAGGACCGGGTGGCAATCCTCGAGGCTTTTGCCCGTGCCCTGCGTGATTTCCCCCGCTGGGCCGTGTCGCGGGCCTTCGACGGCTGGGAGCGGGAACAGCGCCGCAGGCCCTCCCCGGGCGACATCGTGGCGCTGACCCGCGCAGCGCTGCAGCCGGTGCGGGATGAGCTCGCTGAGCGTCAGAAGGATCTACAGCCGCCCGAGCCGCCCCGCGTCCGGTCGGAGGCTGAAAAGGCCGCCGCCAACGAGGTGCTGCGCCGGGCAGGCTTCACGCCGCGCCGCATGGAGGTGCTGCCCCGCAAAGCCGAGGGCGGCGCCCCCGAACAGGCCGAAGCGCACGCTCCCCGTCCCACCCACACGTTCCGCACGCTCGACAGCGTGGGGCTGGAGGTGTTGCGCGCGGCCCGCAACGCCAACCCGCTGGTGCAGGCCGCCAGAGCAGATGCCGCACGGGCCGATGGCCCCGGCGAATAACGAGAAGAGGCAGGTATGATCGAAGCTCTCCACAAGACCGAGGCCAAGGGGGTGGCGGCGCTCGCCCTCTACTGGCTGTCCGACCAGGCAGATGCAGAGGCGCAGGTGAGGGCCAGCACGACGCAGATCGTGGCCGCCACCAAGACGACCAAGCGCAACGCCCTCGCGGCGCTGCAGGCGCTTGTCGAGCTGGGGGAGATCGAGGTGGTCGAACAGGGAAGGGGGCGCAAGCCCCACCTCTACCGCGTGCTCAACCGCATCACCGCTGGCCTTGGGCAGGCGCGGGCGCAGACCATCCGTGCCAAGCCCGCGCCCCGGCAAAAGCTGGAGGAGGCGCGGGTATCGGTGCTGAAAAGCCACCGTAAACCTACCACATCTGGTATTCGTTCGGCATTTCGCTCCACCATCTCGGGGGTTGATGACCTTCTGACGTGGTGCCGATCCGCCCAGGAAGGCGCCATTTCCATTTACCATGTCGGCCAGATCGGGTATGATCGAACCCGAAACGCCGACCTCAACGCGGTGGTCGAAACGGTCCAGCTTTTCGCCGAGACCGGCTATCTCCTGCCCTCGCAGCAGGTGATGCCTTTGCCCGGCGGTCGGCAGATCGTCTACACCGTCTCGCGCACCTCTGGGGGCTACGCGCCGCGCAACGTGCTGGCCGGGCGGATCACGGCCCGGGATTTCGGCGCCCTGCGGATCATCCAGCACCGCGCCGCCGACCTCTCCGCCACCCGCGCCCTGAGAGACGGGCTCGGGATCTCGGAAGCCGCTGCGGCGAATGTCCTGCGCAGCCTCACCGGGCGCAAGATGCTGGAGCGGGGCCATGGCGGCGGCTGGGTGCTTACCGACCAAGCCCGCCAGCTGGTGCTGTGATGGCGGTGGTGGCGGCGGAGTTTCGCGGGGCCTACCTGCATTTCTCGACCCGTGTGGCCGAGCGCATCGGACCGGACTTCTCCGCGCCGCTGCTCTGGACCACGGCCATTGCCTGCATCACCACGGGCTGCAGCTCCTTTGCCTTCTGCACCCGGCTGTCCCGCAAGGGGCGGCGCCTCTGGCTTACCACCATCGACGGGCGCCCGGTCTTTGTCGTCTTCGATCATCGCGACAACATCCCGATCACCGTCATCACCGATGCCACCGGCCATGTAAGAGCCGACAGGCGCAAGGGCACCGTCGCCCTACGGAGGTTCCTCCATGGCTGATCGGGATGCAAAGGGCCGCTGGCTTGTAGGCCATGGCGAACCCGGCCCGGGGCGCAAGTGCGCGTATGACGAAAGCTGGATGCCGGAGCAGGCCTTCCGCCTCACCCTCCTCGGGCTCAACGACGAACAACTGGCTTCGGCCTTCGGGATCCACCCCGACACGTTCTACGACTGGAAGCGGCGCCACACCGCTTTCTCCGAGGCCATTCTTGCCGGTGGCGAACGCGCCGATGCCGATGTGGCGCACGCGCTCTATCACCGTGCCAAGGGCGTCACCGTCGTCAGCGAAAAGGCCTTCAAGAACAAGGAGGGCGAGGTGGTGGTGGCCCAGACCAAGACGCAGCTGCCCGCCGATGTGCGCGCCGCTGAGATCTGGCTGCGCAACCGGCAGCGCAAGCGGTGGCGGAAAGAGGACGAAGCGACGCCGCCGGGCACCATCGAGGATCCGGACGCCGTGACGGATGCCCGCGACCTCGAGGACCGGAAGCTGGCCGCGCGCATCGCCGAGCTGGAGCGGCGGCGGGCGCATGGCATGGGCGACAAATGACCGATCCGCAGCGTGACCCGCCGGGCGCCCCCCATGCTGCGCAGGAAGAGGGAGAACGAGCCATGCACTATCAGCGCCTGTCCAGCCTGCGCCCGGTGATGGGCGAGCGGCTGCGCCACCTGCGCGGCGGCCTCTATGTCTATGCGGGCATCACCTCTCAGGGCACGCATTACGCACAGGCCGGGGACGGTCGGCTTCATGCCCTGACCGAGGGTGCCTTCTGGGCGCGTGACGCGGATGGCGCCCACGCGGAGCTCCTTGAATGGCTCAGTCTGTCGCCGGTGCCGGTTATCCCGGTGCCCGTCGCTGTCATGGGGGAGTGAGCCCAGTTGCCGGACGGCGCGGATCTTGAATACCTCGCACTGCTCGAGGAGGAGGACAGGCGGGCCTCGCAGAAGTCGTTCCTGCGCTACTACATGCGCATGACGGGCTTCGAGCCCCCCGCGCATGTCAAACTCGCCTGCCGCCTTGCGCAGCGCATCGAGGAGGATGTGGTGGACCGGGCCATGGTGTTCATGCCGCCACGGCACGTCAAGACGACGCTGTTCAGTCACCTGTTTCCGTCATGGGTCATCGGTCGGCACCCGCAATCCCCGGTCATGGGCGTGGCCCATACCGACCGCTACGCGAAAAAGATCGGCAGCAAGGTGCGCGGCTACATGCGCAACCCGGCTTGGCCATGGCCCGAGGTTTCGCTGTCCAGCGACACCGCAGCCAAGGAGGCTTTCGCCACCGCACAGGGCGGGGAATACAACGCCTTCGGCATGTTCGGCGGCAACCAGCACGGCAACCCGGCTGAGTGGCTGATCATGGACGACATCATCAAGGGCCGGAAGATCGCCATGAGCCCGCACATGCGGGACGAGGCATGGGAGACCTATCGCACCGACCTGCTGTCCCGCCTGCAGGGCCGCCGCAAGCAGCTGATGATTTTCACGCGCTGGCACATGGATGATCCGGCGGGACGGATCCTGCCCATCGATTTCGACGGGCGCACCGGCTGGTATCGCGACCGGGAGACGGGCGAGAAATGGTTCGTGCTGTCCCTGCCTGCCGTGGCCGAGCGGGACGATGACCCGCTGGGACGCGAGATCGGGGACTGGCTGTGGCCCGAGGCCTTTGGCGAGAAGGAGCTGGGCGGCATCCGCAAGCGCGGCGGCTGGGTCTGGTCCGCGCTCTTCCAACAGCACCCGAGCCCCGAGGAAGGGCTCATGTTCACCGCAGAGCACCTCGCCGCCCGCTTCAACCCCGGCACGCTCGACCGCACGTCGCTGCAGATCTACATCAGCTCGGACTATGCGACCACCGACGAGGCCGGGGCGCCCGATCCGGATTACACCGTGCATATGGTCTGGGGCGTCGATCCGGACTGGAACATCTACCTGCTGGACGGCTGGCGCGGGCGCCGCGAGGCCGACAAGTGGGTGCGGGAGTTCCTGCGGCTGGTGAAGAAGTGGAAGCCGATCCGCGCCGTGGAAGAACAGGGCCAGATCATCAAGTCCGTCGGCCCCTTCCTCAAGATGATGATGCGCCAGCAGCGCGTGTTCGTGCAGCGCACGCAGATCACCTCCTCGACCTCGAAGGAGCAGCGCGCGCACTCTCTGCTTGGCATGGCGTCAATGGGGAAGATGTATCTGCCGCAGCGGGACAAAATCTCGGGCGAGTTCCTGAGTTTCGTGGACGCTTTCGAACAGGAGCTGATGCAGTTCCCCACCGGACGGCATGACGACACGGTTGACGCCGCGACGCTGCTTGGCCGGTTCCTGGACCGCATGATCGAGGGCAGGCGTCCAGAGGGCAAAGTCTCGCCGCACGGCGATACCCTCGACGATCTATGGTCCCGGCATGACGAGGAACGCCCCGAGGACTGGTAATCATGGCTGACCGCCGAGAGATCGTGCCGACCGCATCCGTGGGGTCGGATGGCGATGCCGTGCCCCACGAGCTGGTGCGCGACGAGATGCTGCATGACCTGCCCGAGGAGGACGAGGACGGCACACAGGGCCCGGATCCGGAATACACCTTCTGGGACGAACAGATCCGGGCGGCGCTGATCTATGAGAACCGCTGGCGCAGCGAGGCGCTGGAGGCCGAGCGCCTGTATTTTGGCCCCGACAACGATCCCGGCAAGGGCGGGGATGCCGAGGCGGCCAGCAAGCAGAACCGCATCACCGACAAGACCGCGCTGATCCACGCCAATATCGATGTGCTGCGCCCTCTGATCTATTCCGACACGCCGCAGCCGGTCGCCCGGCGCCGCTTCCATGGCGACGGGCGCAAGGATCCCGTCGCACTGCATGCCGCAGAGGTCTGCCAGCGCCTTGCCGAGTTCATGGTCGATGCGGACGGGTTCGACATCGCGATGGAGGGCGCCCGCGATGACTGGCTCATCGCAGGCCGGGGACAGGCCCGCGCGATCTATACGGCAGAGCTCGGGCTCGCGGAGGATGGCCAGACCCCCGTCAAGATCAAGGAGGAGGTGAAGGCGCGCCCGGTCGAATGGCAGCGCCTGACCTTCGCGCCGTCGACCAGCTTCGAACAGGCCCCGTGGGGTGCCATCGAGGTGCCCATGACCCACCGCAAGGTGAAGGAGCGCTTCGGCGAGGAGGCGGCGGCTGCCATGACCTTCGACGATCTGGGGCTCAAGCAGGCATCCCGGGGCATCTCCGACGAGGATCAGGACCGCGCCGATGCCAGCGCGGACAGCGCCACCGGCACCGCCACGCCGTCACCCTTCGCCACGGCCCCGGTGTGGGAAATCTGGGTGCGCGAGTCGCAGGAAGTGGTCTGGTGGAGCCCGAACCACAAGCAGGGCGTGCTGGACAAGCAACCCGATCCGCTGGGGCTTGAGCGCTTCTTTCCGTTCCCGCGCCCGCTTCTGGCCACCACCAAGGGCCAGCAGATGACCCCTCGGCCCGACATCAAGTATTACGAGCGCCGGGCGACCGAGATCGACGTGGCGACCGAGAAGATGCGCACCATCCTCGACGCGCTGTCCGTCTCGGGCCTGTTTCCCGGCCAGATGCAGCAGGAGGTCAAGAAGCTCCTCAGCGGCAGAAACGAGATGGTTGCCGTATCGGACTGGGTGGGGCTGATCGAGAAGGGCGGCAGCTCCAGCCTGATCCAGTGGCTGCCCATCGAGGCCATGATCCGCGCGCTGCAAGCGCTTGCCCAGATGCGCGAGCAGGCCAAGGATGCCATGTTCGAGGCCTCGGGCGTGTCCGACGTGATGCGCGCCAGCTCCGACCCCAGCGAGACCGCCACCGCCCAGCAGATCAAGGGCCGCTATGCGGGCCTGCGCCTGTCCGAACGACAGAAGCGCATGGCGTTCTTTGCCCGCGACATGCTGCGCATCATGGTCGAGATTGCGCTCGAACATTTCGATCTGGAGACCATCGCGGAGATCTGCCAGCTCGACCTGCAGGTGACGGAGGCGGAGCGGCTGATCATGCTCGCCCGGCAGGAGGCGCTGCAGGCGCAGTTCCAGACCCTGATGCAGGCGCATCAGATGATCCAGCAGCAGGCCGAGCAGGGGCTTTATCAGGGGCCGGTCCCGCCCGCGCCCGAGCCGCCAGAAGACCAGCACATTCCGGAGGCCAGTATTGAGACGGTTGTCGCCCGGCTGCGCAGCGACTGGGGCCGCAAGATCACCGTGCAGATCGAGACGCAATCCACGGTCCTTGCCGACGAGCAGGCCGATAAGGAAGCGCGCATCGAGTTCCTGTCCGCCTTCGCCACCTTCGTGTCAGAGCTGGCCCCGCTCGCGGGCACCGGGCAGTTCGACTACAAGACCGTGAAAGAGCTGCTTCTGTTCGGCGTCCGGGGTTTCCCGAAAAGCCGCACGCTGGAATCGCTCATCACCTCCCTGCCAGACGAGCCCCAAGGCGAGCCGCCCGAGGACACGCAGGTCACCGTCGCAAAGATCAAGGCCGAGGCCGACCGCCTGCTGCAGGAGATGGAGCAGAAGCACGAGCTTGAGCTTGAGCAGCTGAAGCTGCGCGGCAAGGTCGGGGCCGATCTGGTCGGCAAGGCCGCCGAGACCATGGCGAACCCGCCCGAACGGCACAACTTGGCATCTCATACGCGAGGAAACTGACCCATGCCCTCAGCGCAGAAACCGCGCGCGGTGATTTTGAAAGGCGTGTCCTGATGCACTATCGGAACGACGCGGGAGACCACGCGCGCATCTTCGGCGCGCCCGATCCACGGGACAGCGACAGCGGGCCGGGCCGCAAGCGCAGGTGCAGGACCTGCGGGGGCTGGCACCGGACGGATCGGCCCCTGCCGCATAACTGCCGCCCGTCACGCCCGCCGCGCGCTGACCTTGCAGCGCCCCAGCTTGCGCCCGCCTTCGAGCCGTTCAAACCCAACCGCACCACGGATGACGTGATCGGCAGCCGCAATGACAGGCGCGACTACATGCGGCGGAACGGGCTGGTCGACTATGACGCGGGCGTGCGGGCCCCGGACGATCATTGGACCGAGCACCGGGCGGAAGAGCGGCGCGTCGGGCAGCTGATCGCGGATATCCGGCAGACGGACACTGAGTATCTGAGCAACCGTGTGGGCTTTGACGTGACCAATCCCGAGCGTGTCGACGAGGCCGGAACGCTCGATGCGGGCACCGAGATCGAGACTGACGGCATGGACGAGGTGAACTGATGAGCCGCAACTCCGACATTCTGCCCGAACGGTCAGGAGAGACCGACGAGGAACGCCGGTTGCGCGAAAGCCTGAACCGGCACGCCATGGCCTTCATGACGGCGCTGGACAGCGCCATTGCGCTCCGCAGCGCACCCGGAGACGCGGCCCGCGCCCGGCACCAGAGCCGGGGTCACCTGCAGGATGCCTGCCTGACGGCGATGCACGCGCATCAGCTTTCCAGCCACCAGCGCAAGGCCTGACTCGCCGCACAGGCGGCGGGGCGGGCGGCAGGATGAGCCCCGCAAGACCACCACCCCACAGCAAGGAACCGGGCCATGAACCGCAAAGACAGCGACCAGTTCGACGATGACATTTTCGCGGATCGCGACGAGGGCGAAGACGAAACCAGCGACGTGATCCGTCAGGCGCTGGCCGCGCAGGGCGTCGATGCCGATGACCAAGACGATGATGCAGGGTTCGATCAGGCCCCCATCGAGGACGCGCCGGGTGATGACCGCGTGCCGCAGGAGGAGGGCAGCAAGCTTGCCTCCGACGCGCAGCTCAAGGCGGAGACCGGCGGGGAGGGCAAGGCGCCCAAACCGGACGAGAGCAAGGATGAGGACGCCGAGGCGAAGGCCGAGGACGCCGCGGACCCGGAACAGACCGGCGACGACGCCCCCGACCTGACCGCCGCGCCGATGGACCAGCTTCTGCGCGACGTGCCTGAAGCCAGCCGGGCAGAGCTGACCCGCCGCCTGTCCGATGCCGAGCGGATCATGGCGCCGTTCCAGTCCGACTATGCGCGCGGACAGATGGAGCGGTTCGGATCCACACCCGAACAGATGTCGGTCCGGCTGATGCAGCTTGCCGAATATGCCTCCACGAAGCCGGACGAATATCTGGCATGGGCCGCGCAGGAGATGGCCGCCAGCCCGGACAAGATCGGCGAGGTGCTGGGCAATGCCGCGAAGCTGCATGGCTTCAAGCTGGTGAAGGCCGAGGAGGAGGGCGACGACGACATTTTCGCGGATGAGGAGACCAAGGCCCTCAAGCGCGAGAATGCCGATCTGAAGCGCCGTCTTGAGGGCGGCGGCCCTGCCTTCGGCCCCGATACGCTGCAGATGCAGCAGCAGCGGGACGTGCAGACGGCCCTCACCAGCCTTGTGACCGAACGCAATCCCGACGGCACGCTCCGGCGTCCGCATTTCCGCGAGCTGGAGGGGCATATCGCGCGCAAGGCACAGGCGCAGCGGCAGCAGACCCAGAAAGCGGTGACGGTGGAAGACATCGACCGCTTCTACCGGGAGGCGGAGACGGAATTCCGCAGCATGTTCGGCAATCCCGCCGCACAGCCGCAGCCGGAGGTGGCAGAGGGGGACAAACGGAAAGCGGCCGCCGCCGAACGGGCCAAGCGCGCCAGCACAAGCATTGACGGAACGGGCCAGGGTGCCAGCCGTCGCCCCGCACTCGCTGCGGACGCCGATCTGACAGACGTGATCCGTCACGCGCTGAACAGGTCGGTCGACGGGTGACGCTGCGGGACTCGCTGATGAGGTAAACCATGGCGAATCCGAACTGGGGCGAGGTGATGACCACGACGCTTGCGCATCGCCGCAAGAACATCGCTGACGCCGTTTCGCGCAACAACATCTTCTACTACGAGGTGCGCCGCCGGAAGCGGATGCGCACCATCGGCGGTGGCCGCACCATCACCACGCCGATCCTCGTGGGCGAGGAAAACGAGAACTTCCAGTGGTATACGGGGCGCGAGGCGCTGAATGTCGCCGGGCAGGAAGTCCTGACCTCTGCGGAATTCCCGTGGAAGCAGTATGCCTGCGGCGTGTCCATCTCCGGCCTTGAGATGCTGCAGAACGATGGCCAGGAACAGGTCATCGACATGATGCGCGCGCGCACCATGCACGCCGAGAAGACCATCAAGAACCAGATGCACAAGTCCGCGCATGGCGATGGCACGGCAGCGGGCGGCAAGGAATTCGGCGGCATGGAGCTGCTGGTGGGCGGCGCTGCCGGTTCCACGGTCGGGGGCATCAATTCCACCACCTATGGCTGGTGGGACAGCCAGCGCCGGGCGACAGGCGGGGCGAGCAAGGCCAACATCTATGATGACATGCTGGCGCTTTTCCTCGAAACCAACCGGGGCACCGACAAGGTGAACCTGATCGTGGCCGACAACAGCTATTACGCCACCTTCTCGGGCGCCCTGCAGGCGCAGCAGCGTTTCATGGACAAGCGCCTCGCCTCGGCGGGCTTCTCGAACCTCATGTTCGAAACCGCGCCGGTGGTGGCGGATGGCGGTCTGGGCGGCTTTGCTCCGACCGGCATGAAGTTTCTGAACATGAACACCATCGAGCTGATCATGCACAAGAAGCGGAACAACGTGGTGCTGGGCGGCCCGCGCCGTCCGCTGACCGAAGACTCGGACACCATCATCCTTGCCGGGATGGGCAACTGGATCTGCGACAACCGCATGCTGAACGGCATCCTGACCGAATAAGGCAGGCGCCTGGCCGGGGCAGGGATGCTCCGGCCTTTTCCTTTCCCCCGCGATCTCAGCAGGACACTTCCCCTATGACCCCCCAATTCTCCCGTGACCTGACCAACAGCGATCTTTCGTCCCATATGGGCCCTGTCGGTGCAAAATCCGGCCTGAACATCGCTTTCTTCTGGACCCGCCTGCGCGTGCAGTCGGTCGATCCCGAAAAGAACGGCCAGTTGGTCAATCGGCTCTGCGTCGCGAAGCAGCCGAAGGGCGATCCGAAAACCATCGTCCACCGTTACACCTCGCCCGAAGAAGCCTCCCGGCTGTGGCCGCGCGAATATGCGCTCTTCACGCAGTTCGAGGACGTGCCCGCGCAGGGCACACCGCTGTCCGAGTTGCCCGGGATCTCCCGCTCGCAGATCCTGCAGCTCGAGCTGGTCGGCCTGCGCTGCGTGGAGGACCTGCAGGAGATCAGCGACGATCAGGCGGCGCAGCACGGCATGGAGGTCAGCCGGGCCCGCAAGGTGGCGCTGAAATGGCTGGCCACGCGCGAGGATGGCAAGGGCGTGATCGAGGCCGCCGACAGCGAGACAAAGGCCTTGGCCGCGCTCCGGACCATGGAGCAGCGCCTTGCACGTCTGGAGCAGCACAACATCCGGCTGCAGGCGGAGAATGACGCGCTGTCCCGCGCCGGGGGCGGGCAGTCCCGCACCTCATCGCCGCAGCCGCTGCCCCAGGCCGAGGCGGAGGACGTGCCCTACGAGCTGGACGACAGTGATGGGTTTCTGGCGGGCGGTGACATCGCCACGGGTGGGGACGATCTTGGCGACACCGACCCGGACCCGCTTGCGGAGTAAGCTGCCATGGCGCGCACGATCCTAGATATCGCCAAGGAAGCGGCAGAGCGGGACGCCACGGCGCCCGTGCCGGTTTCGCTGTTCTCGAACCGCAATGACCGCGTGGCTCGGATTCTGCGCACGGCGGCGAACGACGTGCTGCGCGACTATCTGCGCCGGTCCCGCTGGGCCGGGCTGTCAGAGTTCCATTCCACATGGGTCTTCGCGCTGCAGCCGGGCCGTTATGCCTATGAGCTGCCTCCCGATCTCCTGAAGTTCATCCCCAACACAGAGCAGCGCGAGGGCTGGCCGATGGGTCTTATTGGCCCCGCGACGCCGCAGATGTGGTCCTGGTGGCTCTATGGCGGGCAGACGAATGTCGCGCCGCACGGCTGGCGGATCAAGAACAACGTGCTCTGGATCGATCCGACTCCCACCACGGAGGAGCTGGTGACCATCGAGTATGTCAGCCGCTACCCCGTTGTGTCGACGATCCGGGCGGGGGATTTCGACCTGTCCTCCTCGCCGCTTCAGACGGTGGCGCCCATCGTGCCCCGCGATGGCTGGCTCAAGCTGCCTGACACAGCGCTGGTGCAGGACCGGTCGCCTGCGGCTGGCCGCTATGATGAAGGCGGGCTTGGCTATGACCTTTCCGAGTGGCCGCTCGAGCCCGAGGAAGTCCTCAAGCGCCTTGTGCCCTCGACCAGACAGGGCCCGCTGCCGCAGGTCCGGCGCGAGGCGTTCTGCGCGGACACTGACACGCCCGTGTTCAGCGACGATTATCTCCTGTCGCTTGGCATGACATGGCACCTGCAGCGCGCCCTTGGGCTGCCCTATGCGGAGCGGGCCAGCGAATACGAGGACGAGCTGCAGATGAAGCTCGCCGAGGATGGTGGCGGCGCGCGGGATTTCCGTTTGGGCGGTGGGGAGTGCGACTTCGGCACCTATCCCCTTGGCCCCGGTCAGTGGCTGGTGAGCTGACGCGATGCCCGAGGTTCCCATTCCCCAGTTCGAACGCCTGCGGCGCCGTACGCGGGTTTACGATACCAACCGCGACAACCTCGAAGAGGTGATTGACGCCGTCCGCGCCAGCCTCTCGCCGACCGGCAGCTTGCAGGCGACCCTGGCCAGCAGCGCACCCAACGGCGGCGGCTGGCTGTTCTGCGATGGCAGCTTTCACCGCAAGGCCGATTATCCCACGCTCTATGCGATGCTCGGCGGCACCTATGGCGAGACCGAAGACAGCTTTGGCCTGCCTGACCTGCAGGGCCGCCTGCCCATGGGGACTGGCGGCATGGGCGCTCCGGCGGTTGGCGCGTTTGGCGGCGCCCCTCAGGTGACGCTGACGGTCGCGCAGCTTCCGTCGCATGGCCACGGCATCACCGATCCGGGCCACACCCATGCGTTTACGGGCGATCCGCACGCCCATGGCGTCATCGATCCGGGGCACAGCCACGGGCTGACGGAGACGGAACACACCCACGGCCTGACAGACCCGGGCCATGCCCATGGCGCGGCAACGGTGGTTCCGGACCGCGCTGCGGCGGGCGCAGAGGTGAGCGCTGCGGCGGGCGGCGCGACGGACCACGCGGCCACGGGCGCAACCGTCGATCCGGCGACGGTCGGCGGCACGATTGACGAGGCGACCACCGGCGTCTCGGTAGACAGCGCCACGGCGGGCGGCACAAACGCGTCCAGCACCACCGGCGTGACCGTCGACCCGACAGGCGAGGGCGCGCCCGTCGACATCATCCCGCCCGTGGTGGGCGTGAATTGGCTGGTGCGGACATGAACATGAAGCGACGGCAGCAGATGCGCGCGCAGCGCGCCCGGGCGGGTTCTCAGGGCTCCGCGCGCTCGGCACCATTCCCGCTGCCGGTGGGCGGCCTGTTCGTGGAAGCGCGCAATTCCGAGGTTCGCGGATCCTTTGCGGCGGTGCTCGAAAACTGGCGCAGCACCGGCCTGTCCGTCGAAACGCGCCCGCAGGTCGCCTATGTCTCGGGGGCCACTCAGGTCCGGCAGCGCATCCCGTTCGAGCTCAGCGCGAGCCCGTCTTACATCGAGGTCTTTGCCGAGCACGTCGAAGCAGGCGGGAACGAGATTGTCCGCGCGTTGGGGCCAGATGCCACCCCGGCGTTCATCAGCGGTCAGGCGATCATCGCCGACGGGCAGGGCGCGCCGTTGCGGTTCACGGGCGAGGCGTTCGAGCCTTCGACCTTCACCACCTCAGATGACAGCGATCCGGAGACGTTTGACGGGGTTCTGGCGCATCATGACCGGCTGATCTTCTGGCGCCGGGGGCAGAGCCTCGATTTCTACTATGGCGGCGTTGGCGCGGTCATGGGCGAGCTGGCCCGTTTTCCGCTGTCGCGGCTGGGTTCGGTGACCGGCACCATCGCCGAGATCCTGTCGCTGACCGTGGATGCGGGCCACGGCATGAACGACACGCTCTGCATCCTGACGACCACCGGCATGATGGTGCTCTACGAAGGCCTTGATCCCGGCGACGCTGGCGACTGGCGGCAGGTAAGCCGGGTGAAAGCCGCGCCGCCGGTCCCGGGCCGCCCCCTGACGCAGGTGGGATCCGATCTCTGGATGATCTCGACAAGCGGCCTTGTCTCCGTCACCGACGCGCTTCGCCGTGGCGTGAGCGCGCTGGTCGGCGAGGTCTCGCGACCAATCTCCGACGCCATCCTGAAACACGTCCAGAAGGGCGGCGAGTGGCAGCTTCACACGGCGGCGGATGGTTCGCAGATCATCATCAACCACAGCCTTGAAGGCGTGGCGCGGCAGTGGATCTACCACGTCGAAAGTGGGTCATGGGCGACCGCCGACTATCCCGCCGCCTGCTGGCACAACCTCCGGGGCAAGACCGAGTTCACCCATATTGAGGATGGTCGCCTCGGGCAGCTCGACCGGGCGGCACTTGGCTCCGAAGAAATCACCGCCCTATGGCATTCGTCCTGGTTCCGGCTTCCCACGGCGCAGGGGCTCGCGACGGTCACGCCCCACATCCTTGCGAAGGGGCCGCTCACGGTGCGCCTCGCGGTCCTGACCGACCATGACACGACGCAGGTTGATCTGAATGAGGCATGGCAGACGGTGACGCTCCAGCCGGACAATCCCGGGGATGGAGCGGAGGTGATCGCGCTCAACGAGCTGATCGCGATGGATGCCGTGGGGAGTGTTTTTCAGCTTCGCATGGAGGTTACAGCGCGATGGGCGGAAATCGTGGGCATGGACGTCACCCTTCAATAGTTGATGGCGTTCTCTATGGCGCTGACCGACACGTCGCGCGCTGGGTCGGGCAGCGGATCGAGGGCTACGAGCCTGAGGAGGGGGCAAGAGCCCTTGGCATCGTTCGTGGCGAGCGGCTTGTCGCGGGCGTGGCCTATGAGCGCTTTAACGGCGTCCATGTCGAAGCGGCGATTGCGGCAGAGGAGGGCAGCGCCTGGGCCAGCCGCCGGGCGCTGTTCCATCTTTTCCACTATCCGTTCATCGACCTTGGCTGTTTTGCCATCTCTGTCTCCATCCCGCTGACCAACAGACCTTCTCTCAACCTCGCGGGCAAGCTGGGTTTCGAGCCGGAGGCGGTCATTCGTTTCGCCGCACATGGTGGGGCCGATCTTCTAGTCCTCAAGTCGTATCGCGACAAATGCAGGTGGCTACGACATGGGCAAGAAGGGCGGCAGCGCGCCGAAGGCACCGGACCCTGACAAAACCGCCGCGAGCGAAGCGTATTGGAACCGTGTGGACACCTTTTCCCCGAACGGCTCCGGCGTTCGCTACGGCTACACCGCGCCGGATGGCTCCTTCACCACCGATCCGAACGCGGGGCGCACGCAGTCGGCTGGCGGCGGCGGCACGGTCGGCAAGTCGGCGGGGGGAGCCTCGGCGGATGGGGGCGGACCGGTCAGCGGCAGCACGGGGACCTGGTCGGGCGGCGAGAATGACGGGCGGCTCCGGCAGGCCCAGATGTATGTCGAAAGTCCCACCGAAAAAGCCATCCGCGAGATGCTCGAGCCTGCCTCTGTCGATTTCACCGGGCGGTTTCTGGAGGACAACGTCTACGGCATGCCGGATCCGGCCCGCGTGCAGGATCGCGGCGACGTGGCCGACACGATCTACAACCGCACCTATTCGCTGCTGCAGCCGCAGATCGAGCGGTCGACGGACAAGCTGGTCGGCAACCTGCAGGCACGCGGCATCCCCCTTGGCGGCGATGCCTGGAACGACGCCTATGGGGAGCATGTGTCGCAGACCAACGACACGCTGTCCCGCCTCGCGATGGACGCCGATATTGCCGCAGGACAGGAGCAGTCGCGCCTCTACGGGCTGGATGCGGCGCAGCGCTCCTCTGCGATGTCAGAGCTCATGGCGGTCATGGGCGGCAGCTATGAACCCGCGCAGAACATCCCGTCCGGAAACGCGACACCCGTCAATTACAGCGGGATGGTCCAGCAGAACTATCAGAACGAGCTCAACGCCTATCAGCAGCAACAGCAGCAATCGATGGCCACGGCCTCTGTGCTCGGCAGCCTTGGCGGCGCGCTGATCAAATCGTCGGAAGCGTGGAAGCAGAGGCTTGGCCCTGCCGATACCGAGGCGGCGGCGCGGGTGGTGACGAGCATTCCGCTCTCGGGCTGGAGATACCTTCCGGAGCATGCCCCAGAGGGTGACGAGGCGGTGCATATCGGGCCGATGGCGGAGGATTTCCACGCGATGACCTCGCTTGGCCGTCCCGATGTGATCCACGTCGCCGATTATCTGGGCGTCGTGATCTCCGCCCTGCAGAACGCCCTTCTCCGGATCGAGGTGCTGGAGCGTGACAGCAACCGGATCGGAGTCCAGTGATGGCGAAGATGGCTGGCTTTGGCGCAACTGGCACGCCTCCTTTCATCCCGACGGGCGGCGGCGCGGGCGCAGGCCTCGACCTGCCCGGCATCCTTAACCGTGGGGCGCCCGGATCGATCCTGCCCGAGCGTGGGTCGCAGTCGCAATATGACATGGTGATGGGCGCGCTGCAGGGCGCTGCCGGATCGGTCGGCCAGACCGGCTCGCCGCTGCTGGCCTTTCTTGCGCCGATGCTGGGCGGGGCCGTCGGTGCCCGCACGCAGGGGCTTTATGATGATGTGACCGAGACGCAGAACGACGCGGCGACAGGGACAATTCTGGACGCCATGGGGCAGAACCGCGCGTCGGGGGGCTCGCCGGGGCGCGTGATCTACGACAGCCCGCAGCAGGTCGGCAGCACGCAGGGGCGGCGCAACAGTGCCATGGCGAACAACGGCGGGCCGACCCGTGCGGCTGCGGCGGCCATGGGCAATCCCGACCGTGACCTGCTGGCGCAGACGCTGATGGCCGAAGCGGGCGGCGAAGGTCCGGACGGCATGCTGGCTGCGGGCGCGGTCATCAACAACCGGCTGAACAGCGGCGATTATGGCCAGAGCCTGCGCGACGTGATCATGGCGCCCGGCCAGTTCAGCGCGTGGAACAGCGTCACCGGCTATGCGGGCGGCGAGGGCGGGCTCGACATGACCCGCATGCAGCCCAGCGATGCGGCGTATCAGGTCACTGATGCGCTCCTCTCCGGCCAATACACCGATCCGACCGGCGGGGCGACGCACTATTACAACCCCAGTGCGGCGGATCCGGCATGGGGCCAGCGCGGCGGGGGAGACTGGGAGCGGATTGGCAACCATGTGTTTGGATCCGCAGGCGGGCGTCCCGGTGCTGGCGGCGGCGCATCTTTCAACCTGCCGACGCTGCCCGGTCAGGCGGCGATGGATCGCGGCAGCATGGAGGCGCTTCTTGGCGTCATGACCAACGACCGGGTGAACCCTGCGCTGCAGAGCCTTGCCAGCAGCATGCTCGGCGATGCCGGGGGGGCCGCTCCGTCGCCCGCCGATCAGCTCGATTACCAGAGCGCATGGCTTGATCTGCAGAAAACCATGATGGGCGGCGATCCGGTGAAGGGCGTGAATGTCGGCGGTGCCCTCGTCGATCCCTATACCGGCGAGGAGCTTTACAGGGCCCCGGCAGACCCCAGCGACCGGGCGACCGTGAAGGCGCCGGACGGCAACACCTATTACACCGACACCGGGGAGCGTGTCCTGCCGCCTGGCGTTGGCGATGCGCCCGGCGGGCTCGATGCGTCCCGCGCGCGGCAGGTGAATACCGCCATCACCAACATCAACGCCCGGATCAGCGAGATGCTGAACCAGCTCAACCCCGATACCGGCGATTTCTTCACCCGCGAAGAGGCCATCACCATGACGCGCAACGATCCGCTTCTGGGGCGGCTCTGGGCGATTGTGGATGGCGTTGGCGCGGGTGGTGCAGGCGCGCCTGCGGGGCTGTCGACCGGGTCCGCTCCTGCGGCGCCCACAGCACCACCGACACCAAGCTTGCCCTCAGACCCGGCACCGCGTGGACAGGGCGGGGTGGCTCGTCCGCAAAGCAAGGAAGACTACGACGCGCTCCCCAGCGGCACGCGCTTTGTCGACCCCGAAGGAACGGTAAGGATCAAACCCTGATGGCTGATTGGTGGAAGTCTGCACCCGTCGCAAAGGACGGGCAGAACTGGTGGAAGGACGCGCCCGAGGAGACGCAGGCACGGGCCCCCGGGCCGGACATGCCCGCGCGCCGGGAATTGCCGCGTGATCCGGCGCCCGCGCCGTCGACAGAAATGCGCCGCGCCCAGCGTCAGACCTCCGAGGCTGTCGAGGTGGATCCGCTGTTTTCGTTTCCGCAGCCGACCCCCGACGCCACCGAGCCGCTGCCGGGCTATGCCGCGCCGCTGGCTGGTCTGGGGACACCGGGGCCGCGCACGATGCCTGAAGCCGCAGGGATGCCGCCGCCGCCCGGTGAGCCTGATCTGCCCTCATCTCTCAACATGCGCCGGACGCAGCGCCAGACCGCTGCCGGTCTGGATCTGGCGTCGCTCATGGCCCCGGTGCAGCCCGCCGCGCCCGCACCGACCCAGACCGCGCGCCCCTCCATGCCGCCGCCTGCCACCACCGCACCCGCGCCGACGCTTGGCACGCCCGCAGCACCAGCCATTCCTGCCGACACGTCGTCGCAGCTTCGCGTGCCTGCCGAGCCCGCGATGCCGTCGTCGCTTGAGGCCCGGCGCACCCAGCGCCACACGGAGGCCGACCTGCTGTCCCTGATGCTGCCCGAGGACGAGGTGCAGCCTGCGCCGCCACGGCAGAGCTGGGGCGATCTGGGCAGCCGGGCCGCCCGTGGGGTGGTCGAGATCGGCGCCTCCGTGCCCGAGACCGCCGCTGTCATCGGCGCAGGCAACCCCAACGCGGCGCCGCTGATGGCTGCCGAGACCGTGCAGCGCGCGCGGGACCAGATCGCGCTTGCCGAACGTCGCCTCGCAGAGCTGCCCGACATGAGCCGCGAGCAGCGCGCCCGGATCGACGCGGTGATCGAGGAGAGCCGCCGGACCATCGCCGCCTATGAACCGCTGGTGAACATCGCCGAGGGCCCGCTGCGTCCCGATGCCGACCAGCGCCCGATCTACCAGCGCGGCGAAGCGATCCGGCAGGCGGGACAGGAGCTGTTTGGCACGCCGGACCCGCAGTTTGATGACCGCTTCATCTCCAAGCTGGCCGAGGGCGCGGGCAACATGGCCGGGTTTATCGGGGCCACGCTGCTGACCGGCCCTCTTGGCGGCGCAGCGGCTGGTTCTGCCATGAACACCGCCGGGATGTATCGCCGGGCCAAGCAGGACGGCGCCACGGAAGAGCAGGCGCGCACGGCGGCCTATATCGGCTCCATCGTCGGCGCCTCCGAAGTGGTGCCGATCGCGGGTGCCTTCCGCATGCTGCCGTCCCGCCTGCGGCAGCGCGCGTCGCAGGCCATGGGGCAGCGTCTTGCCAACGCCTTCGCCACGGCGGGCGAGGAGGGCGTGCAGGAAGCGCTGACAGAGATTGCCAACAACCTCACGGCCAAGGGCATCTATGACCCCGAACAGGGCGTGCTGGAGGGGGCAGGCGAGTCCGCACTGATCGGCGCCATTCTGGGCGGTGGCATGGGCATGGTCGCGGGTGGGGCGCAGGATGACACGCCCGTCGAGAAGCAGAAGGCGCCCCGGCAGCCGCGCGCGGACGTGCCGCCGGAAACGGCCGCCATGAACACCACACCGGAGGCCCCGGTCCAGCCCAAGCTGCCAACGGACGAGGCTCCGGCTCCTGCGTCCCAGCCCGAACCGCAACCTTTGCCCCAGCCGGATCCACAACCGGATCCACAACCCGAGCCCGCCGCAGCGCCGGTTCAGCCTGCGCCCGAGGCACCCGAGGCACCGGCGCAGCCTGAGGATCCCGAACGGTATGAGACGCTGCCCGAGATCGACACGTCGAGCGGCGAGCCGGTCGAGACCGGGCGCAGGGTGCGGATCGACAAACAGACCGGCGAGCTGCGCGTGCTCGACGCGGAACCATCGAATGCCGCCCCGGCGACGGATGGGGCGGAGCAGGGCGGGGCGGCTGCGCCGGTTGTGGGGTCCGGCCCCCGTCCTGCCCGACCTGAAGCCCCGGCTCCGGCGGCATCGGCGCAGGACAGCGCGGGCGCATCGCGCCAGAAGGCCGAGCCCGAACGCCGGTTCCTCACCGACGCGGAAATGCGCAGCGTCGAGACCGACGCCGAGGTTTTCCAGTACAAGGACGGCGGCGACGCCGAGGGCGTGACCGACCGTCTGCAGGGCGTGTCCAGCTTCGATCCGAACCGGGCGGGGCAGGGCGTGTTCTACCGCACCCGCGACGGTCGGCTGATCGTCGCGGATGGCCACCAGCGCACCGGCCTTGCCAAGCGTGCCGCGCAGGCTGGCCAGCAGGATGTGGGCGGCATGGCCGCCGTGATCTACAACGAAGCGGACGGCCACACGCCCGAGGACGTGATGCTTCGGGCGGCCATGAAGAATGTCGGCGAAGGGTCGGGCAGCGCCCTCGATGCCGCGCGGATCCTGCGCGACCGTTCCGAAACCATCGAAGAGCTTGGCCTGCCGCCGCGCTCTGCGCTTGTGCGGGACGCGCAGGGGCTTCGCCAGCTCTCCGATGATGCGTTCGGCATGGTGGCGAACGGCAACGCGACGGAGCGCGACGGGGCGATTGTGGGCCGCGTCGTGTCTGATGCTGCGCTGCATTCCGACATCCTCGGTCTGCTCGGTCGCCTGAAACCCGGCAACGCCGCACAGGCCGAGATGATCGCGCGCGACGCCGCAGCCGACAGCCAGACCGAGACGCAGACCAGCCTTTTCGGCGACGAAGAGGTGAGCCAGTCGCTCTATCTGGAGCGGGCCAAGATCCTTGATGGCGCGATGAAGGGCATCCGGCAGGACCGGGCGACCTTCAACACGCTGATCAACCGCGGCGACACGATTACGGGGGCGGGCAACCAGCTCGATCAGGACGCCAATCAGCGGCGCGCCGTTGAAGATGCAACCGTGCTGGAATACCTTCAGCGTCAGGCAAACACGAAAGGGGCGATCAGTGACGCACTCTCAAAAGCCGCCCGAGACTACAAATCCGGAGCCCAAACCCTCGCAAACGCGCGAAGGTCGTTTCTCGAAGATGTCAAGCGAGCACTTCATCCAGATGACGCAGGAGGGTCTGAAACTGGCCCACGAGGCGGAGCAACTGGACAACTGGCGCCGGAAGGGCGGCAAGCCTCTGCCCCGGAAGTAACGCCGCAGACGGAACGCACCGACGCGGGCGATCAGGGGCTGTTCTTAGGCATTGCGCCGATCACCGAGCGCGACCGCGCCGAGACGCAGATGAACCGGCCCATGCGCGGGCGCGACGGCGGGCCCGGATCGGGGCGTGACGATCTGTTCGGCAATCCCGAGGATCGGCGCGACCTTTTTGACGCCGGTGCCGCAGCGGCACCCGAGGCTACTCCCGCCCAGAAGACCGATGCCGAGCTGCTGGCTGATTTCGAGGCGCGGATCGCGGATTTTGCCGCAGATCCCGCCAGCCGTGACGCACTCGACAACAATCGGAACATCTTTGACCGCGTGGGCCCGAAGCTGCTTCGCGACCTCGAGGACGCCGGTTCCGTTGCAGACCGCCGGAAGGTGGCTGATGATTTCGTGGTATCTGAAGGCTCCCGGACCAAGATCCACAAAGAGATCATGGTCATGCTCGATGCCGATGGACAGCTCATCTCTGTCAGTTCGGGCAGCCTTCGCGGCGTGGCGCCGCCAAAATACGCCTACGAGATGGCTGCTGCTGGCAAGGTGTCCTATGCCACCCACAACCACCCAGGAAACCGGACCTTTTCCCCGTCTGACATCGCGTTTTTCTCGACCGGCACGACGGAACTGGTTGCGATTGGCCACGCTGGATCTGTTGTCCGCTCGAAGCCGGGCAAAGCCTTGCGCGAGTATCTGCGCGGGCGCGACGCCCAAAAGGATACCTTCCTGGCGATCAAGCGGGCCATAGACGCTGTGATGGTGGTGCTGCGCAGAGAGATGCAGCGCCAGTACAACCGGAATGAGATCACCGAGGCGCAGGGCAACACCGTGCTCGATCATCTGCTTGGGGACGTCCTCCACCGGCACGGCGTCATTGATTTCACCGGAGAAACCACAAATATCGTTTCACAGAAAGGAGTTGAACCTGATGCAATCTTCAACGCCACGGACGCCGCGATCCGTTCCCAGCTTGGGCGGGCTGGACTCAACCTCCCCGAAATCCGAGATCGAGGCCGAAATCCGGGTTCTGGTCGGGATGGAGGCGGAAGGGCCACTGCACCCGGACGACAAGGCGCAGCTCGACTACCTTCGCAAGCTGCGCCGGATAGCGACGGAAACGGGCGGGCTCGAGCCCAAAACGTAGAGCCGGACGCCTTCGACACGGCGGCAGACACGCTTTTTGGGCGGCAACCTGATGCCGCGCCTCAGGTGGATGCTTTTGATCAGGCCGCTGATACGCTCTTTGGTCCGGAGCCGCAGAAGGCGAAGGCAGGCAAACCCAAGGCCAAGCCGCGCCCGTCCAAGGCAGACGACGCTGCGGCGCTCAATGCGCTTTTCGGCCAGAGCCCGGCGCTGCAGGAGCGGGCGTCTGGCTTCGATGCTGACCGCTATGCGCAGGCGGTCCCGATTTTCGTGCGGAACATCGAGGGCATGGATCTTGAGGCCCTCTCCGACGCTGAGGCCTTTGTTGCCATGGCAAAGCCTCTGGTGGATGCTGGCCTCAGCCGCGACGCTTTTTATGAGATGCGGCCATACTTTGAGCGGTTCCTCGCAGAGGCGCGGGCGGGCCGGATTGACCTGACAGGAGACGTGACAGATGCACCAGCACCCGGCAGCGACGTGGAACGCGATAGCGGAGACGCAGGAGCTTCAGACGGAGTGGGCGGAACTGATGTTTCCGCTCCCGCAGGAGGAGATGGACGAGGCGCTCGAACGGGAGACGGCGAAGCTCGCCGAGGAGATGGGAAGCAGAATGGTCGCGGTCGCCTACCTGCGCGTGATGCCGCTCCTCTGGGAGGCCGAGGCAATCGAGGCGTTTCAGGCGACGGGCGCACCGCTGGCAGACGGAATGACGGCAATGGGGACCGTGCAGGAAGCCGTGATCGCGGCGAGCCGGGATTACGTCCTGACGATGCAGGACCAGCAGCGACTCGAAGAGAAGCTTCGGACGCCGCCGACCGTGTAAGCGCCGAACCCAAGGCCCAACCCACCCGGCACCATGCCGAGGTGGCGAAGGCTGTGCCTGCGCTGCACCCGGAGCAGGTGGACGACGTGGTGCGCATCGAACGCCGCTTCTTCCGCCCCGAGGACGGCAAGAAGACCGGCTTCGGCATCCTGATCACCAACGGCACCGGGACTGGCAAGACGATGACCGCGCAGGGCACCGCCAAGCGGTTCCTTGATCGCGGTGCGGAGTCGATCCTTGCTGTCGTGAAGACCCAAGACGAGGCCAAGAACTGGCTGGATCATGCCGGGCTGTCTGGCATCGACAGCATGGGGATCCTCGATGACACCGACGACAACGGCGCCGGGCGCGTCAAGGTGGCGGTGACGACCTATGCCAACCTTGCCAACAACGCGAGCCTCGCCACGCGCGAGTGGGAGCTGGTGCTGGCCGACGAGGCGCACATGCTGAGCTCGAACAAGAGCGGCGACCAGACGCAGGCGCTCAAGGCCTTCCGCGCGATCACCAACAAACCGAGCCATCGCTTTGAGAAGGAGATCATGCTGCGCCACAAGGATCTCGAAAAGGCGCGGAAGATCCAGAACGATGACCGGCGGCAGGAGCGTCTGGCGGCGATCTTCGACGAGGCGCGCGAGGCGGCCCGCAAGGAGGAGGCAAAGCCCCAGCGCAAGCGGTCGCATGCCGTTTTCCTGTCGGCCACGCCCTGGGCCTATGACCTCAACACCGATTACGGCGAGGGCTATCTGTTCGACTACCCGAAGGACGAGACCCGCAACGGCTCGCGCCAGTCGGGCCGCAACTGGTTCATGGTCGAGAATTTTGGCTATCGGATCCGCACCCACAAGCTGAACAAGCCCGAGGCGGCGGTGGATCAGGGCGTGTTTCACCGGGAGTTTCACGAACGGCTCAAGCGCGAGGGCGCGCTCTGGGGTCGGAAGCTGGATGTGGACACCGACTATGACCGCAAGTTCGTGGCGGTCGAGAACGAGCTTGGCGGCAAGATCGACCAGGCCCTGCGCTACTTGCAGGACAAGGTGAGCGAGACGAATGCGGCATCCCGGCAGATCGCGACAGACAACCCGGGCGCGCCGGTGGCGGAAAGAGCGCTGGCCGATGCGAAAAAATGGGAGACGCTGAGCAAGGCGGTCAATGCCAAGTTCAGCTATCTCAAGCGCATGCAGCTCCTCGAGGCGATGAAGGCCGAGGCGGCAACCGCCGACATCCGCCAGCATCTCGAGATGGGGCGCAAAGTGGTGGTGTTCCACGACTTCAACACCGGCGGCGGCTCTGGCCCGTTCACGGCTCTGGAAGGGCTAGATCCGGATGCGCGCGCGGCGCTGAACCAGATGCACGCGGAACTGCCGTGGCTGAGCCAGCTTGATTTTGGCCAGCTGGCGCCGCCCAAGGATCAGATCCTCGCGGCCTTCGGCGACCGCGCCGTGGAATATAACGGCACCGTGTCGAAGAAGGCGCGACAGTCGGCCAAGGATGCCTTCAACGCGGACGGCTCCGGCGTGGATGTGATCGTGGTGCAGTCCGATGCAGGCTCGGGCGGCATCTCGCTTCACGATACCACGGGCGCGCACAAACGTGTGCTGGTCAATCTGGGCATGCCGACCAAGCCGACAACCTCGCTGCAGGCCGAAGGTCGGACCCGGCGCGTGGGCAGCGTGTCGGATTCGCCCTACCGATATTACACCATCGGCACCACATGGGAGCGCGAGGCCTTCGCCAACCGGATCGCGGCGCAGTCCGGGGCGGTCGAGAACCTTGCCATGGGAAACGAGGCCCGCGCGATCCGCGAGGCCTTCATCGACGCCTACGAGAACGCGGCGCGCAACCCGCCTTCGGAGACTGACGGCATCGGCGGCAAAGATGCGGACCTGCGCAACAACGCGCTGTCCGATTTCGACCGGGCAAAGTCGCATTACTTTGGCCGCCAGAAGATGAAGGGCAAGCGCGACCAGCGCGCGGGCATCGACTTCTTCCCGACGCCCGAGCCGCTGGCGCTGAAGATGGTCGAATGGGCCGGGATCCGCGCCTATGACAAGGTGCTGGAGCCCTCGGCGGGGGACGGCTCGATCTCGCGCTATTTCCCCATGGATGCCGACCGGACGGTGGTCGAGCCGAGCGGCGATCTTGCCAGCCGCGCCGCGCTGCTGACGCCGGGCGCGCGTGTCGTCGGCACGCGGTTCGAGGATCTGGCGGCCACCAACAAGTATGACGCGGTGGTGATGAACCCGCCGTTCGGATCGGGCGGCAAGACGGCGATCGCGCATCTGGACAAGGCGTTCCGGCATACCCGCGACGGCGGGCGTATCGTTGCGCTTATCCCGACCGGCCCCGCGGCTGACAAGCGGTTCGACGCGTGGAAGGAAGCGCTTGCGCAAGACAGGAACGGGCCCACCGCCTTTGTCTCGGCCAGCTACAACCTGCCGGGCGTGACGCTCGAGCGCGCTGGCACGGGCGTCATGGCGCGCGTGGTGGTGATCGACCGGCTGCCGAACAAGGACGCCGGGACGCGCATCTTCGACTGGATGGATCAGCACGGGCGCCCTGTGGACACCGACATCCGCAGCGCACGGATCGGCGATTTTTTCGATGACATCGAGACCATGGGCGGCCCGGCCCGGTTCGAGCAGACCGGCCCCTCCGGCATCGATGCGGACATGGACGCCGCGGATCTGGCGCAGGCCGAACAGGCGCCGAAGGTGCAGCCGCCGCTGGTCAGCGGTGATCCGGACGCGCAGTTCGACACTTTCGAATTTGACCACTCCCAGACCGGCGTGCGCCAGTTTGGCGCGCAGGTGAAGACCAATCTGGGCGACAATTTCAGGACGGCAGCCGCGCTGGCAAAACAGCACGGCGGGCGGTACTCGCGCTATCGCAGCAAGACCACCGGCGCCAAGGCGGGGTTCCTGTTTCCAAACGCCGACGCGCGGGACGCTTTCATGCAGGACATGCTGCGCGACCGGCAGAGCTACGGTCTGGAAGAGCAAGCCTATCACGGCACGCCGCATGACTTTGACCGCTTCAGCTCCGAATTCGTGGGGTCCGGCGAGGGTGCGCAGGCCTTTGGCTGGGGCATGTATTTTGCGAGCCGCCGGGAGATTGCCGAATGGTATCGGGACAAGCTGTCCCGGGCCAAGGGCAAGACGGGGCGGCTTTACAGCGTCGAGGTGCCGGAGGCCGACACGCTCTTGGACTGGGACAGGCCGATCAGCGAACAGCCGGACAAGGTCCAGACCGCGTTGAAGAACGTGCCGGAAGAGGTCTGGCAGGTCATTGACGAGGTCTATGCTGACCGGGGCCTCAATGCTTGGGACAATGAGCCGTGGGACATGCCTGCGGGGCGCTTCGTCAAGGCGATCAGCAATTATACGGTGGGGGAAGCCCTGCCGCTCGAGGTGCCGGGCTCGTCCTGGCTGGACGGCGACACCACCTATCCGCGCCACGCGTCGATGTATCTTGCCAGCCTCGGGATCCCCGGTCACCGGTTCCTTGACCAGCAGTCCCGCTCGCGCGGGGAGGGCTCCCATAACTACGTGATCTATCGCGACGAGGACGTGACGATCACGACGAAAGAGCAACGCCCCCGCGCTGGCCAGACCATGATGAACGGGGATGCTCAGGCACAGATCCTGCCGGGCCTGCGGGCAGAGCTGGACCGGCTGAACCTCCGGCGGGTGCGACTTGGCCTCGATGCCCCGGGCCACACGCGGCAGGGGGCGCTGACCGTCAACCAGCTGGGGCAGGTGGACATCCTGATCGGCCAGAGCCTCGATCCGGTGGCGACGATGTATCACGAGGTCATCCATGCCATGCGGGCGATGAACCTCTTCACCGCCGAGGAATGGGCCGCGCTTGAAGCCGATGCGCGGGGCTGGGTCGAAAAGCACGACATCGCCCGCCGCTATCCCGACCTGACGCCGTCCGAGATGATCGAGGAGGGCATCGCCGAGGAATTTGCAGAGCGCGCCACGTCGCGGCAGTCTCCGCGCAAGCCGGTGCTGGTGCGGGCGTTCAACAAGATCCACCGACTGCTCAAGGCGATCCGCAATGCGGTGCGCGGCGTGGGCTTCCGCACTGCCGAGGATGTGTTTGGCGCGGTGCTGGCCGGGCGGATCGGGCAGCGCACCGCCGACACGGCGGCCATGGCGAAGACCGTCAAGGAGCGCAGCGCCGCCATGCCGCGCATCAGCCGGGCCGCGGTCAGCCCGGGCCAGCCGCGCCCGCTGCCGACGCATGTTCCCGACCGGCACCTGTGGGAGGAGCTGACCCGCTCCGGTGCGGGCGTGTTCGAACGGCTGACGGGCGCACGCGGCGCGCTGGCCGACCGGGTGGATCGGGCGCGCGTCGCGATCCAGGACCGTTTCCTGCCGGTGCTGCGGGCCCAGCAGGCGGTGGAGCGGGCCATCGGCAGGCCGCTTGGCGACGAGCACAACGCCTATATCACCGAGACCACCTTTTCGGGAAAGGTCGGGCGGCATTTCTTCGAGATCGACGAGCAGTTCACCAAGCGGATTGTCGATCTGATCGCCGGGACGAATGGCGGGCTCACGGCGGACAATGTGGGGGACTGGCTGGCGGCGCGCCATGCCAAGGAACGCAATGCGCGCATCGCGCAGATCAACCCGACGATGCCAGACGGCGGCTCCGGCATCACCAATGCCGAGGCCGACACCTATCTGGCGCAAATGGCGGCGAGCCCGTTTCAGGCGGAGCTGGCCGAGATTGCGGATCTGATCGACCAGCTCCGCACCCGCACGCTGGATCTGCGTCGCGACGCGGGCCTGCTGTCGCCGAAGGAATATCTGGTCTGGAAAACCCAGTATGCCCATTACGTGCCGCTCAAGGGCTTTGCCGAAAGCGACCACGCGGAATCCACGCTGGACGTGACCGGGCTGGGGCGCCGCTACAATATCGGGGGCAGCGAGTCGCGCTTGGCGATGGGGCGTCGGTCGATGGCCTTCAACCCGCTGGTTGCGGCCATCACGCAGGCGAAGGAGACCGCGCTTCGGGCGGAAAAGAACCGGGTGGGGCAGGCGGCCTACCGTCTGGCGCGCGACCATGGATCCGCCGCGATCTGGACGGTGAAGACGCCGCAGCAGAAGCGCTATTTCAACCGCACCACCGGCCTTGTGGAAACCCGCGTGGATCCTGCGGTGACCTGGAACCAGGCGCCGAACGAGTTCGCGGTGAAGGTTGGCGGCGAGGAAAAGCGCATCGTGATCCACGACGAGCGGCTGATCCCGGCGCTGTCCAGCATGGGCAGCGACCGGCTTGACCTGCTGACCCAGATGGTCGGCTTTTACACGCGGTTCCAGAGCATGGTGAACACGATGCTCAACCCGGAATTCGTGCTGCGCAATGCGTTCCGGGATTTCACCGCAGCACAAATCAACCTGCCAGAGATGACGGGGGAGGATCGGAAGGGTTTCGGTCAGGCCGTGGCAAAGACATGGCCCAAGGCGATGATGGGCGCCTATCGCGGGATGGGTGGTCAGACGGGCACGGACTGGACCAACTGGTTCAAGGAGTTCAACGAGGCAGGCGCGCAGATCTCGTTCTGGACCCTCGATAACCCGACCGCAGGCATGGACGATCTGCACCGGCGCATCGCGCTGGCACGGGGCCCGCGCGCGGCGCGGATCCTGAAGGCCGCCACCAGCCCGCGCGCGCTGTTTTCGACCCGGGACAACAAGCTGCTTGGCTTCATCGAGCGCGCCAACCTTGCGGTGGACAATGCAGTGCGCCTTGCAGCCTATGCCGAGGCGCGAAAGCGCGGCTGGACCAAGCCTCAGGCGGCGGCGCTGGCGAAGAACCTGACCGTCAACTTCAACCGTCGGGGCACGCAGGGCAGCCTCATCAATTCGTGGTTCATGTTCTCCAACGCGGCAATCCAGGGCCTGCAGGTGTTCCTGTCGGTGATGACGACAAGGCGCGGCGCCTTCATCGGCGCGGGCGGCGTGATGCTCGGGCTCCTGCTCGACATGGTGAACGCGGCGCTGTCCGAAGAGGATGAGGATGGCAAGCTCGCCTATGACAAGATCCCCGATCACCGTGCGCAGCGCACGCTGCTCCTGCAGGCGCGGGGGAAGGGGGAAGACGGGTTCGGCAATGCCTATGGCGTGCCGCTGCCCTATACCTATTCGCTCTTTCCCTATGCGGGCACGCAGATCGGCAAGGTGATGCGCGGCGTAAAGAAACCGGGGGAGGCCTTTGGCGATTTCCTTGTCGCGGCGGCCTCCGACGTCTCGCCGACCGGCTTTGGCAGCATCGAACAGATGCTGTTCCCGACGCTCCTGAAGGATCTGAACGAGTTCGCCGACAATGAGGACTGGCTGGGCCGCAACATCCGCCGCGAGAATCCGTGGGGCGATTATGGGCCCATGGCCTACAAATACTACGCTGGCGCCTCCGAGGCGTCCAAAAGCGTGGCCGATCAGCTGAACCGCATGACCGGCGGCAGTGCGGCGGAAAGCGGTCTGATCGATGTGTCGCCGGAATATCTGGACCATTTCGCGGGCAAGCTCACCGGCGGGGCAGGGCGCTTCTGGGGCGAGACGGCGGATGTGCTGGCCAAGGCGATGACCGGGCAGGCCTCGCTGATCGAGACCCGCAAGATCCCCTGGGCCTCAGACGTGCTGATCGAGACCGGCAGCTGGTATGACCGCAGCGCGTTTTACGACAATGTTGACCAGATCAACGACGCCCACACGCGGGTGAAGCTGGCGCGGGAGGCGGGCGAGAGGCCGCCACGGCGGTATGTGTCGCTGGACGGGCTTTATACCGCTGCAAACCGGGCGCGGCGGGAGATGGCCGCGCTGAATGATCAGGTGGCCGCCGTGCGCGGCAATACGGCGCTGTCGTCAGCAGACAAGGTCAAGCGGATCGAGGCCATTGAACGCCGCCAGCAGCGCTACTACGATGCTCTCAACCGCCGGTTTTACCAGAAGCAGGCCGAAATTGACCAGCAGCACCCGTAATGTCCTGATCCTCGCCGCTGTGGCGCTCGCCATGGCGGCGGGTGCCGTCGGCTACAATCTGGCCCTGTCCCGCGCCCCCGAGCTGGCCGCCGCGGTCAAGGAAGACACCCGGGTGACGCGAGAATGGATCGCCGAGCTGGAGGCGCAGGCCGCAGGCCCCACCAACCGCGCCGAATTCTGCGACATGGTGCTCGAGACCGCAGGCGATATCCTCTGGCAAGAACAGATGGAGTTCGAAGCGGCAGCCACCGAGGCCATGCATGAGGTTTACGGGGACTGATGTCGGGCAAGCGAGTTGGACCGGTAGCGACAGTATACAGGTAGGGAGGAAAGCTGCCGTTCGCGGCGCCACGGATGAACGTTATTTTCCGTGAACGCGGGCATTCTTGGTGGACAGACACCGCGCCACTTTTCCCTAAACTGCTAGAAAAGATCAGAAGCATTCTCCTAGCCGGTGGCGCATTGCGCCATCTATGGAAATAAAGGTGTGTATGCCATGGATGTGCTGATCGACGTGATTAATAAGGAGTTAAGAACATGACTGAAAATATTGCCATCCTCCTAGGAAACAGGAAGTATAAAAATCTCAATGATCTTGATTGCGTAGGCAATGATGTAGCAGAAATGAAGAAGCTTATTTCTGCTACGGGGAAGTTTAGCAACATTTACTGCTATCTGGATCGCCCAATATCTGAGGTCAAAGATGATCTAAAAGTGCTTGCCAAATCTCACACCCAAACTGGCGAGCTTTTCTTCTATTTTTCAGGGCATGGCGTATCAGATCAAGACAATTTTTATATGTGCTTTTCCGATTTCAATGAAGTTATTCCAAACCGAAGTGGCCTATCACGAGATGAGGCGTACGATATTCTACGCGAGTTCAACCCAAAGCAAGCTGTTATAGTGATAGACGCCTGTGCTTCGGGAGCCAACCTTATCAAAAGTGGGGCGAATTTTCTAGAAGCTGCTCCAAAAGGAAAGTTTAACGACTTTCTGCAAATTGGTTCGTGCTTGAACGACCAATCATCTCGGGCAGGTGAAGAGCTAAGCCGTTTCACAGATGCTTTCATAGAGTCAGCTCTGATCAAAGAAAGCGGAGTTGTTTACTATTCGGACATCGAAAGCGGATTAAGGGATGCCTTCAAGAGCCTTGGGGGTCAGACACCTCATTTTGTTTCTCAAGGAACAGGGCTTGCGGAGTTCTGCGGCGACGCAAATTCGCTGAGTTCTCTTCGTGCGGAGTTTTTTCTTGTTGACGAAAAATCAGAGATAGTGGAACCGCCGGAAGTCGATGCGGTTAAAGTCGCTCTCGCTGAGATAGAAAGAATTGATGCAGAGATTCCTGAGCAAAAAGAAGCGCAGGCGTTTATTGATGGAGTTTTCCAGGCTGGCTTTGAAGATGGAGCTAATCTGGACGATCTTTCAGGAATATTTGAGCAGCGCATCGTAAAATACGATGACTATACCCATGTAGATAATTATCAGGCAATATACAATCTTCTGCAGCAGCGGCCAGGAAATGATGTTTTCGTTGAGGCGCGCCGATGGGAGAAGAACCCCAAATCCCGTGGATCATTTATCGACCAGTTGACGATGCCAGCGCTCTTTCCGGACCCTATTGAATATTCGTATTCCTTGGAGAATTTATGTGAGCTCGATTCAGTCCATGTCGGAATATACTTCGAGCCGAAGCGAAAATCCCTTAATCGCGTTTTTTCTGAGATCGTTTTTATACCGCGACTAACTGAGTGCTTGATACTTACTTCGAATACTATTGAGCTGCGTTCAGGCTGGGATTCATTCAAGCCATCAACAAGCCGGAAAGAGTGGAAATGGTCTCATCACAAATGGGCTGCAGACCCGTCTGAAGTTGTATTCTCCGAAGTGCAGGACCCTTACGATTTTCTGAGAAGTTACGTTTTGCGGTTCAGTTCAAGCAGGTCGTAGGCCTCCCCTTGAAGGTTAGCTTCGGGCCGATCTCAACGAAGCAAGCCTCGTGCGGGTGGCGAACATTGGAACGACTTAGCCCTGCTCCCTGACTTCGCCGCACTCGGGGGCGGACCTTTGGCATGGATGGTGACACTCCGTCACCATGCAAGGGACCAGTCCATGATTCGCTCTCTGTTCGACGCCGTGCGCGTCACGCTCGCCGCCACGGTTGCCCATGGCGAAACCTTCACCGCAGGCTATCCTGAGGGGCGCTCGGCAGTCGACTACATCGGCGGGGGCCAGCACGTTTTAGTTTCCGGCTCGCACCGCACGCTGTTTGCCGCCAGTGGTGACTTTGCGGTGGCCTTTGGTCCGTCCGAGATCGTCGTGACCATCTACGCCGGTCAGGTCTTCGGGGCGGGGGAGACTGTGCATCTCAACCTTGACCGGGCCGAGGGTGCGCCAGGGGAAAGCCTGGCTTCGCCGGGCCGGATGATGGCCATGGAAGCGGTCCGCTTCGATCTGGGCGCGCCGGTCGGCTCTGACAGCGATGGCGTCTGCGCGTCGCAGGATGGCGCAGCGGGCGCCCCGTTGCTCCTCAATGGCGTGCTGGCGTCGGAGTCGGAGGGCGTTGCAACCTTCGACGTGCCGCGCAACGTGGTTGCAGCCTGGACCGGGGCGGCGGTGCTGACGGTCACCGGCACGGACGAGTTCGGCGACACCGTGGTGGAGTCGTCGGGATCCGGGACAAGCATGATCGGCAAGAAGGCCTTCAAGACAGTCACGTCGGTTGTGCCGTCGGCCAGTATCACCGCAGCGACAGTCGGCAATTCCAAGGTGCTGGGGCTTCCCGCGTTCCTCGCCGCAACCGTCGACGTGCTGGCCGAGATCGAGGATGGTGCCGCCGCCACCCCTGGCACCCTCGTGCCGGGTGTGACCGCAGCGGCGACCGCCAGCACCGGGGATGTGCGCGGCACCTATTCCCCCGATTCCAACCCTGACGGCTCGAAAAACTTCGAGCTGACAGTGCTGCTGCGGTCGGTCAGCGCGAAGGGCGTGGAGCAGTTCGAGGGCTGATCTTTTTAGGTCGACCGGGGCGATCGAGCGCCCCGGTCACCTTCGCCGCACGGCTTCAGGCTTCGATGCTACCCCCCTGAACAGGCTAGTCAGGAGGGTCACATGCCGACGACCAACGGCACGTTTGCGCGTATCTGGCGCTTCGTCGATCAGAAGAAGGCGCGTGAGAACATTCTCCGTTCGGACCTTGATCTCGCGCTGGATGACATCGCCGATGGCATCAACGCGGTGATGACCTATCCCTCGAGGGCGTCCTTTCTGGCCTCTGGTGCTCCGGCCACCAAATATCCAGTCGGCTCTCTGATCCTTGCGGGAACTCAGACCTACAGAGTCGCTGCCCCCACGGCGATGGATTTCCACGAGATCACAACGGGCGGATCCGAAGGCGCGGGCGGCCTGAAGGTTTACGAAGCTGGTGATTTTTTCTCGAGCCTCGAACGCGCCACATCATTGGCGGCGGATACGCTGGGGGCCGATATCATCACCGTGGGCGGCACGCGTTATGTCCACGATCCCTCTGGTGAGGATCTCACCACAGGTGATGCGCGAAAGTGGTCGCTGAAAGCGCTGATCGCGCGCAGCGGGGATTCGGCGGCCCTGGACAGCACGGCAGGGGAGGCGTCGGAGCTGCAGTTTGACAGCAAAGCCAAGGAAATCCGCGTCTATGATGGCACGGTCCTTGGCGGCTACAAGATCGCGCGTGCGCCTTATGCTTCGCTGGCGGAGCTTCGCGCATCTCCCGAACCTTCGCGCGGGGTGGGTCGCGTCTGGCAGACGACTTTGGCCGAATATGTCGAGGAGCCCGCCGGATCCACGGATTTCGATTTTGCGACCGAGGCGGGTGTTCTTTTGCGGGCGACACCGTCTGAGGGCCGGGTCTGGCAGGTTGATGCGTTTGGTCCGGCCTGCGACGGGGTGACGTCTGACGCGCCTGCCATCGAGGCGGCGCTGGCGCGGCTGGAGGAGGGGGACACGCTGCGGTTCACGCCCGGGCGCACCTATTGGGTGGATCGCATGATCCGGCGCGACGGCGTCTCTTTCACCTTCGACTATCGCGGCGCCACCCTCGCGGTGATGGATGACAGCGTCTGGCATGTGTTCCGGTTCAGCGGCACGGTGGAGGCGCCGATTGCCTGGGTGAAGGTGCTGCATGGCAAATTCGACGGGCGCATGCACCGGCAGCGGCACTGGCCCAATCAGGCGCTGCGCACGGGCCGCAGCCTGTCGGACGGCTCTGCCGATCCGCTCAATGGCCATGTGATCCAGTATCGCCGCAACGGGCGCTTTGCGTATCACGAGGCGACAAACCGCTATTACACCTGGTCGGACATCACCGGCGGGCCGGAGGACGACATTGTCGGGCGGGTGCTGACGGAATTCACCGGCGATCCGGGCGACTTCTTCCACGCCAATTCCGAGATCAATGGCCTCACCTGGCAGGATGGCTGGATGAAGGGCAGCGCCGGGGATGGCATCAACCCGGTTTATTCATCCAAATCGATGGGGGCAGGTTGCGTGCGCCTGAAAGCGCCGTAGAATCAAGTTGCTACACCAAAATCCGCCAGCAGCTTCGGACGCACGCATGGGTGAAACGCTACGGCCGGTCACGGCCGGATTCAACCGCTCTCTTTCGATCGAAACTCGCGCCGAGCGCCTGACGGGCGATCCTGGCGCAGTACTGCTGCGAGAAGCTCTCGACGCGACCGGGATTATCGGCTGGATGGCGGCGCGGATGAAGGACAGCCGCCGCCAAGCCGATGTCGTGCATGACCTGCCGTCGCTCTTGCGGACCATGGTGCTCCTGGTCGCTCAGGGTTGGCAGGACCACGACGAT